CGTACATTGAGGGAGCCGGTCAAGGAGACATTTTTAATACCGTGACCAACAAGGTGTGGGATGGGGACAAGGGTGTCTCTGTACTTCCCGTGTTCTTTCAGATGAAGTTCTTAGAGTTCGTACCGCGAAATCAGGGCGGCGGGTTTGAGGGTGAGTTGTCTGCCGACTCAAAGGATGTACGAACAGCCGTGCGGGATAAGGACTCCGGCATGGAGTTGCTGGCCAACGGCAACGAACTGGTTCGTACTGCCCAGCATTACATTAAGATTGTTCACGAAGACGGCAATCTTGAGAATGCTATTGTGGACATGAAAAAGACGCAATTGAAGAAGTCGCGTCTCTGGCTGTCGATGATGATGATGCAGAAGCACAAGGGCTCAACGCTGCCGTCATTTGCGAACACCTATCGTTTAAAGTCTGTCGAGGACGGTAACGATAAGGGATCGTGGGGCTCTTGGAGCATTTCCCTTGAGGGTCCGGTTCCCTCTCTGGAAGCCTACAATGACTGCAAGGAACTTCATGGCTCCATTTCCAGTGGGGAGTTGAGTATTGCTCCACCGGTACAGGAAACGGAAGTCATTGCCGATCAATCCTCTGACGAAGTACCATTCTAGGTGCAGGGGTCCCGTGTAACGCGGGACCCTATTTTTATGAGTGATTTAGCGCAGAGGTTTCTTGATCTTTTTACCGGATCACAAGGAGCCCATGGACAGACAGAAGTTTCGGGCCGCCAGAAAAACGGCAAGCAGCAGGCAAAATACGAAATTGTCCGTGAACCGTTGACGGTGGACCTTATCCAAGATCATTTGGATGGGAAGATTGGTGTTGGGTCAATACCTATTAACGAGACGAACAAATGTCTTTTTGGTGCGCTTGATATAGATGACTACAATCTTGATCTTCCACTCTTATTTTCTAAGGTACAGCGTTTTAAATTACCGTTGATACTCTGCCGGTCAAAGTCTGGCGGGGCTCACTTATTTCTTTTTCTCTCCGAACAAGTATCAGCTTCTGAAGTTCGAGATCGTCTTGCTGAGTTTGCCGCTGTCATTGGATGGGGCAACTGCGAGGTGTTTCCAAAGCAGGAAGAACTTCTGGCAGAGCGTGGTGATGTTGGAAACTTTATAAACCTTCCCTACCAGAACGCAGAGTACACAACTCGGTATGCGCTCAAAAAGGATGGCTCGTCCACAGCTTTAGAGGATTTTCTTACCTTAGCGGAAGGGTCACGCATCTCAGCGGAAGAACTTTCCAAGATATCGTTAGGCAACAGCGACGATATATTACCAAAAGGCCCACCATGTCTTCAGCAGCTGACGGAGTTTGGCATTCCAGAAGGCGGTAGGAACAACACGCTTTTAAATATAGGCGTGTATTACAAGCAATCTTCGCCAAGTGTTTGGAAAGTTTTGTTGGAGAAACACAACCAAGATTATTGTACCCCGCCTCTTCCAGCGCGGGAGATTGTTATTATTCAAGAGCAGCTGGATAAAAAAGAATATTTTTATACGTGCAAGCAGGAGCCGCTACACAGCCATTGCAACAAGTCACTGTGTCGGTCCAGGAAGTTTGGTGTGGGGGACGCTAATTCTCATGTGCCTGTGGGCGGTCTTACCGTGGTGGAGTCGGAACCTCCCGTGTGGTTTGTTGACGTTGACGGTGCAAGGCTTGAGTTGTCTACCAAGCAGTTGCAGATGCAGGTGGAGTTTCAACGTGCTTGCATGGAACAAATGTACAAGATGCCGGCCAAAATGAAAGAATCGGATTGGCGCGACTTAATTGACAGTTTGTTAAGTGACGCCACGAGAATATCGGTGTCAGAGGAATTGACTCAAAAGGGTCTGTTCATAGAACTATTAGAAACTTTTTGCACTTCTCGTATACAGGCACACAGCCCAGAGGAACTGTTGACAGGTAAGCCGTGGACAGAGGACAGCGTTACATATTTCAAGCTAAGTTCCCTACAGGAATTTCTGAAGCGTAATAATTTTACGCTATACACACGCGGTCAGATCACTGAGCGGTTAAAAGAAATGAACAATGGAGAAAAAGCTAACAAAACATACCGGTTTCTTGATAACAACGAAAACTGGAAGTCGGTGCGGGTGTGGTTTGTGCCGGAGATGTACCGTGGTGAAGTTGACCTGCCCGAAGTTACATTCTCACCAATGGAGGAGCCACCGTTTTGACCGAAGAACATGAAACCATCCTTGGGCCACCTGGCACAGGCAAAACCCAAACCAACTCCAACAAGATCAGGGAGTGCATCGAGCAAGGCATTGATCCTGATCGAATTGCCTGTGTGTCGTTTACCCGTAAGGCAGCACAGGAAAGCCGTGAGAGGGTTTCCCGTGATTGGGGTATAGATGAAAAGGACCTGCCGTACTTTCAGACGTTGCATTCTATGGCGTTTCGGTCTGGGGGGTATAGCTCTGACGAGGTGATGGGCAAGGATGATTTGAAGAAGATTGGGGAAGCTGTAGGCATTCCTTTTGGCAACAAGAAAGCAAGCATAGAAACTGATTTTGATACTCTAGGCGTGTCGAAGGGTGACTTTTACATGAGCCAGTATCATCTGGCGCGTAGTAAGAGGATTCCGCTTGAAGAGATGCACCGGCAGTTGGCAGATTACTCCATTGATTTTCCAGAGTTGAAGCGGTTGGTGTCGGCGTATGAGGGTTATAAGAGTGTCCGTAGTAAGATTGACTTTACCGACATGATCGAGAATTTTATCAGGTCGGATGCGCCCCCCGGCATAGAGGCTTTATTCGTAGATGAGGCGCAGGACTTGTCAACCTTACAGTGGGCAATGATTGATGTTTTAAGGCAGACACCCCGCATACAGGTTTTCACGGGAGATGATGACCAGGCCATCATGGGTTTTCAGGGGGCTGACGTTCAAGCCTTTTTAAACGCAACAGAAAAGAAGACCGTTTTAAGCCAATCATACAGATTGCCTAGAGCCGCTTGGCGAGAAGCCCAAAACATCGTTAGTCGCATAGAAGGTCGAGCACCTAAAATATGGCGCCCCCGTGACGAAGAAGGTATAGTTCAGTTTCATCAAAATATTTGGGATGTTCCTTTACACGAAGGCGAGTGGTGTCTGATGGCTCGTACTAACCGTATCGCGGCACAGTATGCTTACGCTCTTAGGCAAGAAGGTTGGATATACAGTCGTAATGGGCACCCCAGCATTCCGGTCAAGACTTACGAGGCTCTTCAGTCTTGGGAAGATTGGTGCAAGGGCGTAGCAATTACACCAGATAAGTTAAGAAACATTTATACTTTTATGGCGGTTGGGGAAGGGTACTCAAGGGGCCATGGACCACGATCCGCTGCCTTGTTAGGTCTGGACCCTGATTCCCTGATAAGCATGTCTGAAGCAACCGATAAGCTAGGGCTACTGGTGGACGGTTCTGTACGGTGGCATCGATCCTTAAATAAAATTGATCTTGACACAAAGAATTACGTGCTTAATGCCTTGAAAAGAAAAGACAATGTCAAAAGCCCTAGAATAAAGATAAGTACAATTCATTCAATGAAGGGTGGAGAAGCTGACAATGTATTGGTGGTGCCGGACTTGTCTTACGCAGCGCACAAGGAATACTTAAAGAATCCTGCGACGGAGCACAGGGTATATTATGTTGCGGTGACAAGAACAAAAAAGGCTTTACATATTATGCTCCCCCAAACCAACTTGAGTTATTCTTTATGAAGCCAGTGGATATTTTAAGGACAGCAGCGTCTCTTGTAGGAGGAGACAGGGCCAAACAGCACGGCGACTACGTGCTTTTGCACAAGCGTGTGGCTGATTTATGGAGTAGGTATTTAGGGGCAGATATAACACCTGAACAGGTTGCTTTCTGCATGGTTCTGCTTAAAGTATCGCGTGACGAATTAGGGAGCCCAAACCCAGATAATGGCGTAGACGCTACAGCTTACACAGCGTTATGGGCGGCAATAACAGAAGAAAAGAATGCGTGAAGATCTCTTTGATGACAAAGTATGGTTTCCGCCGGAGCACCTTCCCGATCTTTCTGGGGAGAAAATCATTGCTGTTGACGTTGAGACAAGAGATCCCAACCTATTGAACTTGGGGCCAGGGTGGCCTAGAAAAGACGGCAACCTTATAGGAATTGCTGTTGCCGCCTCTGAGTGGAGTGCTTACCTGCCAATTGCCCACGAAGGTGGGGGGAACATGGCAAAAGACCTCGTACTCAGGTGGCTCCAAGACCAATTGGATCACGGCATGTCCGTGGTTTTTCATAACGCACAGTACGATTTGGGATGGTTGCTTACAGAGGGTATTGAGGTCAAGGGAACAATACTCGATACAATGATTGCTGCGCCACTGCTGGACGAGAACAGGTTCAGTTATTCTCTTAATGCACTAGGGGCCACGTACCTTGGTCAGCGGAAAGCTGAAGATGAACTAAGAAGAGCGGCTCACCAACACGGTGTTGATGCCAAGGCAGAGATGTGGAAGTTGCCAGCCGGAAGGGTTGCAGAATACGCAGAGATGGACGCCTCGTTGACTTTGCGTTTGTGGCACGTTCTCCACAAGAAACTTATAGAAGATGACTGCGAGAGGATATTGGACGTTGAGTTGTCTCTTCTTCCCATGATCTTCGAGATGAGAAGGCGTGGTGTAAAGGTTGACGTTGACAAGGCAGAACAGACCAAGACTTTTCTTGAGGGTAAGGAAAAGAAACTTCTTAAAGAAATAAAGGATGATTCAGATATACACCTGGAGCCTTGGAACGCTAAAAGTTTAGCTATGGTTTTTGATAATCTGGGGTTAAGTTACCAGAGAACGGCTAAGTCAGATGCGCCAAGCTTTACAAAACATTTTTTAAAATCACATGATCATCCTATTGCTCGTAAAATCTTGGAAGTTCGTGAGTATAACAAAGCTAACACGACCTTTGTTGATACAATCCTTAATCATCAGTACAATGGCCGTATCCACTGCCAGTTTAACCAGTTGCGCTCAGATGAAGGTGGAACTGTGTCGGGCAGATTTTCCTCCAGTAATCCAAATTTGCAGCAAGTTCCCTCCAGACACCCAGAGATAAAATCCCTCATTAGGGGATTGTTTGTTCCTGAAGAAGGCTGTCGGTGGGGAAGCTTCGACTATAGCGCACAGGAACCACGATGGTTGATGCATTACGCATCCCTTACACCTGCGACTAGAGATAACGAGAGAGTTAAAGAGATCGTAGACCTGTACCAGAAGGACGATCTGGACTTTCATCAATTGGTTGCTGATATGGCCGGCGTTGAGAGAAGCCACGCTAAGACAATTAACCTTGGGATTATGTATGGCATGGGCATTGGTAAGTTGGCCCAGACCCTTGGTGATATACCCTTTAAAGAAGCTAAAACACTTCGTAACGAGTACGACGAGAAGGTTCCGTTTATTCGAGGACTTGCATCGTCTGTTATGGATATAGCATCCAAGCGTGCAGAGATCCGAACACTGCTAGGCCGCAAGTGTCGTTTTCCAATGAGAGAACTGAAAGGATATTCTAAGGAGTACAAAAAGCCTATCCACGCGGATAAGCTTGAGGAGCGTTGGGCTGATGTTCTGAATACACCCATTGAGGAGAGGGATAAGAACTGGGCCAGTATGAATCCAGAAAGATATCAGGTTGCTTTTGTTTACAAGGCCCTTAACAGGCTCATACAGGCCTCCGCAGCGGATCAGACCAAGCAAGCCATGAAAGACTGCATGGACCGTGGTCACTGGCCCATGCTCACCGTACACGACGAACTGTGCTTCTCGATAGAGAGCGACGAACAGGTTACGGAGATTAAGAAGGTGATGGAGACATGCGCTCCGGGATTGACGATACCGTCCAAGGTCGATGTAGGGTTAGGCGAGAACTGGGGTTCAGCGAAGTAGTTATTTTAACCCAGAAAATATTCCTTCAAGATCAAGTCCTGATGAAGCCCGTCCTATCATTTTGTTAAATTTGTTTAATGGGTAATTGTACCGCATGCCACCGTAGACATCGTCTCTATTACCTCTACCAACTACCGTTTCAAAATCTCCTTGACGGTAAGTTACTGATCCTTCAGGTCCTTTATTATTTATGGAGCCTTGGACTTCTATTTCTCCTTCTCCAACTTGCTTTTTCCAAGTAGCCCCAACTTTTCTTGGATCTTCACCTGTACTGTTAAAAGTTTTTGCTACGTCAAATCCTAGTTCTCCGCCAGCAAAATCTATTCCTGATAAGTTAAGATTTATTGAATCAGAATCAGGGTTACGAGAAAAGTTAGCTGCTAAATTTGCTTCATTTATAGGAACATTTGCTTCTATGTTAAAATTGTTAACAGGAGGCGCACCCTCCGTTCTTTGTTGTCCATACCTACCAGCAACAGATGCGTTACCCACAGGAACATTAAACGAAGTCCTTAATTTGTTAAAGTCTGGCTGGTCAGGGTTAAAAGTTTTTTGATACTGAGTGTTAACAGGACCCATGGATTGATCTACCCTAACGGTAGGTGCTATACCGCGTTGATTCAAAACAGCACTTAAATCTACACCTGTATCACTAACGCCTGGGAGAAACTGTGCGCCAATTCCTGTTGTATATACTTTTGATGAAGGCTGGTTTATATCCGTTAAAGAAAATTGTCCCGCAACGCCCACGTTAAGTTTAGGATCAATTACAATTTTTTTCATAAATTCAGGAACATTAGCAAATTTAAAAGTGTTTTTAAAATCGTAAGTTGCTACAGCTTCTCGACCACGTTGTTCTTGTGCTAAAAGACCTAAGTTAAGTAAAGCTTGATAATTTTCATCACTAGATGCTACTTCGCCTTGATAATTTAATCCTGATCCCGGTAATGCGCTTTTTAATTTTTGGCGAAAGTGTTGGTTAAAATTTAAATTTGGATAATTCTCAGACGGATATTCTTCCCTTACAACATTATCAAAAGCTAAAGATTGGTTTATTTTTTCATCAGAACTTAACTTAGGCAGTATTTTTGCAATAATTTTTTCTTTAGCGGCAAAGTCTCCAAGAGTGCCTGTTTTTTCGTATAAAGTTTTATCCGCTAGATCAGAAAGATGAAATCCTCCATGGCTGTAACCAACAGCACCACCTTGTGCATACTGGTCTTCGTCGTAGTCTTCGTAATCCTCTTCCGTCTCTGCCTCTGTTGCATCCACAGAAACGCTTTCGTCACCTCCATGCTGTGCCGCAGGGCCGGGAGTAGTGTCTATTTCGGTGTTCGGGTCTACATTGCCAAAGCCGTCGCCATCCATGCTAAATTCGCTACCGCCAACAGCTGTATTTCCTGACGTATCTATCCCAGCCACACCTTCTTCTTCAGCTTCCGCTGTGCCGTAACCGTCAAAAGAATGCTCTCCTGTAACATCTAAAGCATCAAAAACAGGTTTTTGAACCAAGCCCGGAACCAGCGAACGAAGGGCTCTTCCAGGCCAAGAAGGATTATTTATGCCAAGCTTTTTGTCTCTATCTACTTGCTCCTGATAGTTCGCAACGTAAGCTAATGCGGCTATACCCGGAAGGCCGCGTCCCGCTAAATTTAATCCGGTGTTTATTGTTCCAAGAACATCGCCGGCGGTGAGATTGGTGGGATTTGTGACCTTGTCATAAACATCTTTTCCAATACCCACTGTGCTGTCTACTATGTTACCAACATAACCACCTACGTCTACCATCTTACAACGCGCTCCAGTTTTTGCCGTCGAACACTCGAGCAGATTTCCTGTTGTCGCCGTTTATCGTGTAGCTACAATGCACCCAGCCGGAGTCTGGCACGCCTTCTTTGTAAAACTCCAGTATCAACTGGTCAAAGTCACAATTGTCCATGATCCATAGAGCCATTTCCTTGTTGGGTACACCAACCACCTCAAAATCTACAGCTTCCCCAGCAACATGCTGCGAATTGTCAGATGATCCAATAGCTTGATTAAGCTCAAGGCAACGAAAACCAGAGTTAGGAGCAAAGGCAATACCGTAATGGTTCCTGACAGGCTCCAGTACCTTGTCACAGACCATGATCAGGCTTTCAACTTCCGTGGACCCTGGTTCATTGGCAATGCCCAACCGTTCAGCCGTAGACGACTTGGTAAGCTCACTCAGGGTAAAGTGGTCGGAGAGTTGCATTATGGCCGTCCCGTCATAAGTTTATTTATTTCTATTTGACGTAGTGGGCTAACCGTTTGAGCTTGAGCAGCTACGTTGGAAGCCAAACTAGGTACGTTAATGTCTTGTCTTGCTTGCATAACGGGTTGAACAACATTTTCTTGAACAAACTGCGTTGCCGCTTCGCGTGTATCCGGTCCTACTTGAGTTTCTGAAAGAGAAGCGGCCATCGCCCGTGCCTCTTGTGCGATACGTTCTCTAAGTTCCAGACCAAGAGGACTTACTTTGTCCAGATCAGCACCAGCCCTCTGGCCTTGTTGAAGCAACCTTCGACCACCAACCGAAAAAGGATTCAATCCCAGACCCGCAGAATAGCGCGGCTGTAACAAGCTATTTAGGAACCATTGCTGGCGCATAATGCGACCCATGGTAAAAATTCCTACTGCTTCTCCGGCAAAAGCAAGAGGGTTAGTGATTAAACGCATTCCGGCACCTGCGGCAAAAGCAGCGGAAGCCAATCCCTGTTTACCTTTTAAAGCCTGATCCGATATGCGTTCACCTATTTTGGATGCTTTGATCAAGTCATTAACAATAGGCTGACCAACAGCCCTGTCTCCATCTCCAAGAACTTTAGCCAGTGCGCCGTTTCTATTCAGGTTGGTGATTTGTCTTCTCATGGGTGCGCCCCACGCTCCAGACGCTACCACGTCGGGAAGGACCCCTTGTGGAAAAGCGGCTTCCATTATGCGCCCCATAACCATGTCTTTTACGCCACCGACCTTATCTAGTGGATCTTCAAGTTGTGCCCCAAACTGTTTGACTAATTTATCGTAGTTAGATGGCTTTTTTAAAATGCTTGTAACTAAAGAGTCGGCATCGTCTATTTTACCTTTGGCAAACGCTTGGAACAAAGCATCATCACTTTGACGTTCTGCTTCTTTAATAACAGCTTGCACTCCTGCAATCTCATCAGATATGGAGCGTCCACCCGTCAGACCCAGAGCACGAGCCCGTATCTGCCCTGACGTTGCCCCTAAAGCTTCCGCCGTTGCGTTTGCAAATTCTTTATTGGACATTCCAATCTTGTGGTAGTCCTTCATCAACTCTCTCAGGGCAGTAGCGTTCTTTTTTCCAAACAAAGCGTCTGCTGTCTTTCCCAGTTGGTCAAAGCGAGAAGCAAAGACTGTAGGAGAAAATTCTCCGGCAACTTTGGAAGTAGTATAACTTTGTTGCAACCATTCTTTTGCTAAAGAATCTCTTACGTTGTTTCTGTATTTAAGAGGGTTGGCTCTGGCTGCTGCTAGGTTCCCCAAGTTACGAATTGTGTCCGAAAACTCGGAAGCAATCATTCTTGCGTAAGGATCTAATGCACCAGTTTCTGCGTTTCTTTCTAATCTTTCTGCAAAAACAGGCAAGCGTTTTACAATGTCTCTATCAACACCAGCATCATTCAATATTTTATTAGCTTGTTTAAACTGACCAGCATTAGCTGCTTTGGCCGCATCGTCAAACACACTTTGAGGTATGGTTTGTATGCCTTCAGCCGCTCGTCCACTTGGAGTTATGCTTTTTAAGTAACGTAACAAAGCTTCTGGTTGCCCGTCTCGAACAATAGCTTGCATAACTTCTTTGTCAGAAATAGTAACCCCAGATCGTATGTTGTTATGAAGCAACTCTTCTGAAAAACTTTTAAATCTTTGAATACCACTAGCATGAAACTTCTGTGCTTTTTTCCACGCCATAACACCCTCTTCAAACGTGTTCGCAGTAGCGTCGTCCCATTGTTTCCCTACGGTTCCTGCCGAATTTACATACAAAACTTTTGGGTCAGGGCTTCTAGTCCTAGAAGAAGCAAGTGACGTTAGTTTGTTATTTATGGTGTCATCAATGCTTTTAACCATTGAACCTATTAAAGCATCGTTCATTCCAGGTACTAAAGCTGGGTCTTTACCAACAGAGCGTATGGCAGAACGAAGACCCATAAGTTCTGACATTGTAAAGTTTTCTTTTCCTTTTATGTACTTAAACAAGCCACTATTAAAAGCATCACCCATAACAGCCACTCTAGCCTTGTCTCCCTGTATATCTTCAACAGTTTTTTGCAAAGCTCTAGCACTAAAAGTCGCAGCGTTTCCTCCTTCGTTATCGGCAACACTTTTCAACAAGTCTTCTGCTTTTTTATACAAAATAGAACTATCTTGTTCAAAAAGGCGAGCCGCGTTGTTAGCAGCATCTTTCCACCCCGTCAAAAGAGCCTTGTTTGGGTTATATAAGTCCAATAAAACTTTAAACTCATTGTCAATTACTTTTTGCATATGTTGGTTAGCTAATCGAGTAGCCTCGTCAACATTAGCGTTTTTCATAGCATTTGCTACTTGATTGCTAATGGCTTCAGATTGTTGCGATAACAATTGTTTAGCCGTTGCATCGTCAATCTCACCCGCGCCAAGACGACCCAAAGTCGTTTTAACAAAATCAAGGTTTTTAGCAGCAGCCGCTGCATTTGGAAAAATGCCTTCATAAATAGACTGCATACGCCCAAGAATTGCTTTTTGACTTACCTCTGACACAGTTGGCCGTGCACCTTCAGCCACCGCTCTTCGTAACTGTGTCTTGGCTTCTTCACGGGCAATATTAGTAGCTGCCTGACGACCCATACCACCTGAAACTAACTCACCAATTCTTGCTGGATCTGGTCGTGCGCCGGGACCTTTAATAATGCGACGACCAAGAGCAAATAACCCACGGCCAAGACCTTCACCCAAACCATAAAAGGCTCCTGTCAACGCGACATCGCCCCAGACTTGATCATCTGATTGGGTGTTCATCTTTTCCAGACGATCTTCAATTACAAACTCATCAAAAGCCTTACCACCAGCACCCGCTCCAGCCATAAGAATCATTCCAGGGATAATGCCTACTCCTGAAAATATTAAACCAGTACCCAAGGCAGCGGTCAGTGGAGCGGCTTCCTGGCCCCCAAAACCAGCAATGTCGTACCAAGAAAAGCCTGGTTTATTAACGTAAATGTCTCCTGTATCGGGAAGTCCGTATTCTTGTTTTTTTTCTGGAGAAACATTATCGAGCAAAAGAACAAACTTGTCGGTTCCCTCTACCTGTCTAAAGGTCCCCGGACCAAATTCAGTTTCAAGTCTTTTAGCTTTTTCTTCTATATTGTCGGCTCTTCCGTACATAAACTGAAAAGATGTATCGTCAATTTCACCCTCGTTAGATGGTTTGTATTCGGGGATTTCTTTAATTTCTTCTTTCTGAACCATATCTTTAAGTTGCGGGACATTTCTTAAATCAGGAAACAGTAAATCCTCGTTTTGGCCATAGATGGTAGAACGAATAACTTCCATTTCTTGATCCGTAGGTTCTGTTCCAGCTACTTCAAAACTGGCGATCCCATCTGGTGTTTCTACATCAATATACCCCATCATACGCTCCTACTTAAAACTGTACCGACGTTTTCCGTTTACAATTTTAAAAGTGTACGGACTTTTGAAGCCAGGTCTTGAAGTTTTTGGTTGTCCCAAAGCAGATTCTACTTGTCCCAAAGCAGATCTCCTAACAGGCATAAAATATGTTTCCTTCACGTTTCTTAGTGATCTATCAACTATTCTTGAAAAATAACCCTCAGTAGCAGACATACTATTGTTTTCAGACTCATAGTTTTTTAAAATTCTTTGTCTAATTCGGCCAAGTCTTTGACCAATAATAACTTTATCAGCTGTTATACTAGACAAACCAGAATATAAACCAACAATTTCAGAGGCTAGTTGTCTGTCAATATTAGATACATTTTTAGACCCCTCACCTAAAATTTCTTTAATTAAAAGGTTAGCAAGCTCTTGTTGCTGCGCTTGAAATTGTTCTGAATCGCGTCCTTTTTCAGCATATTTATCTAATAATGAATAGCTTCTCTTAATAGTTTTAAGACGTGTTTTTCTAGCGTCAGATACTTTCAAAGAATCAATATCTTTAGTTGTAATTTGCTTGATAGATGAAACTTTTTGATCGTTTGGTCGCTTCATATTAAAAATATTGTAAAAGTTATTAACTCTTCTAGCGACAAAAGAACCAAGACCAGTAGCATCTCCTTTTTCATTAATAACAGCACTAACATCAACCAAAGCTAGTTGTGTAGCATAGTCACTTAACTTTAAAGAACTTGCGGTATATGATTTAAGTTTTTTATCAAAAAAATCATCAGAAACACCTCCTTTTTTGGTTTGACCAAGCATATTTCTAAAAAGATCCGCATTTCCTTTAATTTTATTTTTAAGTCTTTCCGTAGCTAATACTAACCCAGCTTCAAACTTACCATCATAAGTGCCACCGTGAATCTCTGAATTTGTAATAAACCCTGAAGTACCCGCTTTACCTCTTAATTCTCCATCAGGGCTATAGACATCTTCTGTCCAAAAAACAGTTTTTAATCCTCGTCCTTCTTTAGCAAGAGCATCTGCTTTAGCCTCTTCTTTATCAACACCTGAAAGAGCATATTTAGCAGCAGATAAATTAATCTGACGCTCATAAGCCCGTTTTTCTTTTTTATCTTTAGCAAATTCTGCGCCCAGACCTTTTAACCCTTCGGCTATGTTGGTGATAGCATTAGGGCTTTTTCCAGCCATGACACGAAGACCAGCTTCAAGAAGAGCAAACCCTTTTTCTTCTTCAGACATTCCTTCATATTCAGGCACGTGTTCTTTAAAACGATCCATAAAAAACTTCATGTTTCGTTCGTTTTCTTCTTTAGTCTTTTTTCCTCCGAAGTCCCCTATTTTTTGTCGAAGTTCGCCTGACAAAATATCTTCACGAGCATCTTCGTCACTCATGTATGTTCCATAAGGTCCTTCTCTCGTTCCGTACTCATCCGGCCCTTCTGGTGCTGTCGGCTTTTCTGTTGGAGGTGGTGCGGTTCTATTTTCAACGACAGAACTTGTCTCTCCCCTAAAATTGACAGGATAACTATCTTCGGCATCATCATCAATCTCAGGATATGCTTTAAAATTAGCTACTACATCAGGAGGAAAACTCATAGTAACAATTTCTTCTATGGATGAATCGGGATTAAGTTTTCTAGCTTCTATGATTTCGTTGATCTGTTCATCAGGCATACTGGAATATAGTCGTTTTATTTTCATAGACAGAAAATCGTCTGCTTGTTCCGCTTCAGTACTGAACCCTCCGCCTTCCTGAGATAAATCGTATTGTTCTAAAACAGGGTCGTCGTACTTAACTCGTATTTGTTCCGAAACAGTATCAGAAAGATCCGTTCCGCTAATATTCGGGCTACCGTTTATAATTTGTTTGGCTATGCCAGTAATATCAGCAGCAAGATCGTTTGAAGAAACCCCTTTTATGTTAGGCATTCTACGAAGAAGATCATTAACTGTAGAAATTTGACTGTAGAAATTTGTGTAGTCTGTTTCGGCTGGTTTTGTAGTCAAGGCAAATTCTCCAAAATCCACCATAGATCTACCGACCGAAGTACTTATCTGACTCAAACCCCTCGCTAATTGATCTATATAAGCCAACGGAGCTTCTACGGCGGCAGCAATTGGTTTTTTATCACCGGGGTCCAGACCAATAACCCCCGGACGCATTTTTTGAGGACCAGAAAAGCCACCTGTAAGACTTGCCTCATACGGAAACATAGCTTTGGTTAATTCACCGGGGAATGCTTTTGAGTCCATCATGGCTCTTGCTAGCAAGTCTTCATATGAAGAACCAGGTCCCACAGAAGTTCTTCTTCCTACAGGTGAAGCAAAGTTTCCTCCACCATTATTAAATCCCTGAACTATGCCACCATGGGCCATGGGCACTGGTGCGGCGTTCATGGCTGTTTTATCTGCAAGACCCTGCGCGTACCCTGAAGCCATCTCATCGACCAGGGAGTCAAGCAACGGAGGGGACTTCGTAAAAGATGCGGCCTGTGACAATTCAGGAGACGAGTTCAATATTCCCATTGGCGGAGGACCCATCGGAGGACCCCCCATTGGCGGAGGACCCATTGGCGGAGGACCCATCGGAGGACCCATCGGAGGACCCATTGGCGGAGGACCACCCATCGGAGGACCACCCATTGGCTGTTGTGTTGCCATTCCGCCATTAGCAAACAGCTTACGCCCTTCTACAACTGATTGTATCGGCCTACGACGATTAATCATGCTTAATCCTTATTCCAGCTATCAAAAGCTTTGTAAGCCCCAAGACCAGCAATGCCTCCACCAATAAGCTGTGACCAGATGCTTTGCGATGGCGACGTTGCTGAGGTCACTGTAGACATAGAGGAAGGCGTTCCCTTAATCATATCAGACATCCAACTGTATCGTTGATAAGGCTCATATAATTGTTTCATCTGGTTCTGGTAGTTGGCGTCATACTGTCTTTGAGCTTGTTGTTGCTGTAGAGCGCCAAGTTGCGATTGCAGCTGTGCCTGTTGGCCAATCATGTTTTGACCCATACCCGCAATGTTGGCCTGTTGGCCACCAAGTTGACCCAATGTTTGAGCGGCTCTTGAAGCTTCTTGAGCTTGCGCTGCGCTTATACCAGCATAACCTGTTCCTAGTTGACCCAATGCTTGGGCTCTTTGAGCAGCCATGTTTGACTGTTGCGCGCCAAGTCCGGCAAGACCTTGGCCCATGGCCAACTGACGTTGCCTCGCTTGTTCAAATGCTTGTGAACCAAGTTGCCTACCAAACTGCGATTCCTGTTGTGATTGACCTCTACCGAACTGTGACTCTTGTTGCGCTTGACCTCTACCAAATTGGGATTCCTGCATTGCTTGTTGCATTGCATTTTGAAAACCAGCTTGGCGCATTCCCGCAGCAGTTCTTCCTTGTTCCCTAAAGATGTTTCCAGCAAGTTCAGCAGCCTGTAAACCCTGACGAGAACCACCAAACGCTCCGGCCTGTACACCAGCGGCTTGTTGAGAAGTTTGAGCAATGTCTCCTTCCTTACGAATATCCTTCAAAGCTTGCTGAACAGCTATATCCTCGTAAGGATTCATATATTTAGATACGCTGGAAGGATCAAAGCTTTCCGCGCTAAACCCCTGTCCTGGTGCAAAACCAGCTGCGCCATATTGACCGCCAGCCTGTCCGTAAGCACCCGCAGCCTGTCCAACGTATCCCTGTCCTGTCGGAGATCCTTGGAGCCCGGATATAGCGTTTTGCATCGCGCCCATACCGCCAGTAAATCCAGAACCAACACCCTGCATTCCTTGCGTAAGTGCATTTATCCCCTGTGTGGTGGTCCCACCAGCCTGGTTCAACATAGGCATATAGCCGCCGATGCCTTGAGCCGTGTTAAGGGCCTGTTGGGTCATTCCCCCTAATCCGGCTATCTGCTGACCAGGTAGTGTTATTGCGTTTTCGGATACGCCTTGAGCGTACGCCATGTTCTTTTTAGATAAATCCTCAAGCCAGACCGGAAGTTGTTGAATCGAGGTCTGTTGGCTATACTCAACCATCAGGCGGCTCCTTGCTCAAAGCGGTTCATCATGTCGTACATTCGGGCCGCGCCCAATGCCCTGTCTCCACCGCCAGCGTTCTTGACGGCTCGAGCCGTCATCACAAACTCACCATCCGAAAGCCTTGCGGGAATGCTGTCAGAGGTTCCTGATCCAGGGCCCATGACTTCGCCACCGCCAGCAGCGTCAAGGAAGTACCAATCTGGTTTGCTTGATGGTCCGCCAGTGCGACGTTCAAATTGTTCCCTTGTTGCAAAAGGACCTGAAGCGTTCCACGCCCAGTATAGATTCTGTCCCGTCACAGAGTTTTTTTCAGTTTCCGACAGCTTTAGCCATTTACGGTAAGCTTCTTGCTCGAGGGCTGGAGCGGTTGGTGGGGGTGGTGGTTCATCGTCCCAAGCACCACCGGCATAAGAGACTGCTCCAAGCAATGCTGCTCCACCGGCCAATGGTGCTGCTGTCTCAGCCCACTCCTTACCAACTAAAGGTTCAAGAATTTCCTGCGCTGGCCTTTGAACGTAGTCTCGAAAAGCATTACCTAACATTCCACGGTCAGTAATGGCTGCATCAGCTGCACCACCTGCATCACCTGCTGTAGAGTGCAAATCATATTTTATTGGATTATCTAAAGCCCGTTGTTCTATAGAATTATCAAGGTTAATTCCCCTAATTCTCTGTTCTCTAGGGATTACAAGACCACGGCTTTCAAGGGCTCGTTCAGCAGCTGAAAGTGGAGGAGTTGTCGATTCCATTGACCATGCCCTACCCATGTCATCGGGATTTATGCCACCAACTTCATCAACAGTGTTAAAAGTGTTACGGTCTATTACATGAGAATCCATAGGCTCTATAGGATCTATATAATTCGTACCGGAAGCACTATTAGCCGCAGTCATCTCAGCAGTCATCTGTTCAACCGCAGCTGGGCTGATGGCGGCGCCATCAGCGGTTAGATATTCACCACTGGATAGGGCGTTTGGATCATATTGTCTCGCTAATTGTTGTTTAAGAGATGCACCGGGAGCGTTTGAAATACCTGCCGTACCGCCCAAAATACCTTGGTTCCAAGGGTTAGCCGCGCCCTCAGAAAATAAATTACCAGCCGCCTCAACCGGAGTAGAAAGACCTTTTCCAAGGCCTTCCATAAAACCACCACCTGATGAGGCACTTCCAAGTCCAGACATAATACCCTGCCCAACGTAAGACACTGCCGCAGACTTCAAGGCATCACCCCACGATCCCCCCTGCGCCTTTGTCATTAACCCAGAAGCTATAATGCCACCGATACCCGGAAGAAGCATGTTTCCAACTATCATCGCAGCCATTGGTGCAAATCTCTTAACGACTTTCTTAACTTTTCTCCACAGCTTCTTGAAGAAAAACTCAGGCTGGCCGGTAACAGGGTTTATGGAGTTTAATTGATCACCAACAACATAACGGTTGGGGTTCTCTATTCCCGCCATCTGCATTTGACGAAACAAGTCTTCTCTTAGGCCGGGGTTGGCTTCAAGAATTTCTCTAGGAACAATCGTCTCGCCTTCAGCGGCGTGAACCATGTAACTATCGCCATAACGACCCAATGTTCCCAAGCCAGAAGCCAAAGACTCAATGCTGGGTTCGCCCCGCGTTTTTGGTGATGTGTTAAGCGTCATTATGAAATCTCCAGAACACTTGCGAAAGCGTATATTTTAGACGCTGTATCGCAATTCAATAAAAGAGTGTCACTGGCCTCTAAAACAAAAGGCCCAGAGAGTGACGTGTCTGCGAGAGTTCCTATGCTGTTCTTCTCTAACGTAACCGTTACAGATGCCGAACTGTCGGTAATCTTAGGGTACACCACTATAGTGCCGCTATGGCTATTATACAATTGGATGTTCTTAATAATAGCCTGTGTTTCGCTGGGACACGTATAAATCGTAACATCTCCCGTAGCTCCAACCAGTTTTGCGATGTTTTTATATGCAGAAGCCATCAGTCCATAAACCAATTCATGCCGTTTGTGTCATCTTCACCGCTTATAACAGAAGGGATTTCTTTGGTTGTAAGTGCTCTTTCTACAACCTGAACCAATCGAATCATCGTCTGCTGATCATATTCGCTTGGAATTATCGGAAGAGACGTTTCGAGTAACTTACCCATTATCGCCTCCCGTCAGGTTGAATTTCCATCCTGACATCACCCAACGTCCAGGAAACATCGTCAGCACTACTCTGAATACGCAACACAGCAGAACGGGAGCGTGCCCTTACATCAGCCTGTTTTGTAGTGCTGGTAACCGAACTTGTGGAGTTTGTCGTTAAACTCTCTCCGGGGTAGTTCCTCGTCTTTAAGATGTAATCAACGCCATTACCCGCTGCGCTGGATATATCAATATCCGGTATAAGCTTTTTGATAAAAGCAAATTGATTACCATCCCCTATATCGAACACAGAAGACTCAATATACGAGGTCATTGCGGTGCCGTCGTTCGTGGTCCCTGATTCGTGATCATAGATATAGTTTGTGCTGCTCACGGTTCCCGCAGCACGGGGTTTACTAAACAATCCGAAATCAACCCAAGCAGTTCTGGACATAGAACCAATGTCCCAGGTTCCTTCTGCATGATTAAACTTCACATAACGATCAATATCATCGCTGTCAGAGGAACAGTAGAACCAGAAGATCTCGTCAAACATCCGGTTAGAACCACCGAAGAACTTTAGTTTTTCCTCGAGGTTTATGTCGTCAAACACGTATCTGAGAATGGTACAGGGTATTGTCTGTATCTGCCCCGCATATACAAAGAAGTTCTCTGTATCCATCCAGAAAACACGATCCCCAACAGAAACAACCAGATTTGGGGACAGAACCGATACATTGTTTGCTAAAAGAGTAAAAGCAAATGTAAAAGGAGGACCTACAAATCTCATGCTGTATAAGGAAGAGTCTGTCCAGATAAGCGTTTCCTGCCTTGTTTGTGTTCCGGTAATAATTTCAGAACCAGAGGAAAGACGCATAGAACCTGCTGTGTTCGTTACAGTAGGCGTCCAATCCACTGCGTTTTCCTGATCTGACCAACGCACAAGCAAAAGATCCTGTGCCGTAGTGCTGATCGTGTTAGCCCCCAGACATATAACGTGTCGATCTGTGTCTGATACAAGAACCTGACGGGCCGTGGTCGGTGCACCAGAAGCCCCTGTCTGACTACTTAGTGCCGTCGCTCTTGCGGAAAGACCTAGTGACGCATCCCAATAAAAGACGTTGTCGTCACGAACATTAAGGATAAGATCCTCACCCCAGTTGTCTTGTGACCATAAACGTGTTTCACCAGAAGTAAACGGAGCTACTGTATCACCCCACCCATAAAAGCCGTTGGCTTCTTTAACAATAACATCATCAGAGTGAGCGGCAGCGGTAGTGCCCCTTGTGCCACGAATAACGGTTGTTAAGTCGTTGCTTGATTTTGCTGTGTATAAAATTAATTCGTCATCAATAAGTATCAGACCAGCAAAGGTAGCCGTCGCACCACTAGCATGAATGGCTTCAGTAGTTCCATCAGCACCTCGTGTAATATCACCAAGAACTGTGCCTGAATTGGTCTTATACGAAATATGTTCGCTGCCTATTTTAATTGTGCCTTTAGAAGGCATCCCGGAACTATCGGCTAAATTTATGCTGGTATCTCCAACAGCTACCGCAGCACTTGTAGTGGTCGAGGCGGTTTCAAAGTCAGAAGCAGACGTTAGGTCTATTGACGTTACACTGGAATTAATACCGCCGTCCAATGTGGTTTGAGAATAGGTAAGGGTTGAACCATCCCAATAACCAGAACCCCAACCAGGGCCAAGAACGGACTCTTCAATACCAACATGGATTTGGTAAACTGCGATAATAGCAGTGCCACCTCCAGCGGTAGAACCGGAAGTAGCACTTCCTCCTGTGTCCAGCTTGTAGCTGTTGCCGGACACTACTTGCGTGATAATATGTTCCTTATTCAGGTCTGCCGTCGTAAGACCATCAGTAGCCGTCGCACCGCTAAAGGTAACGTAATCCCCCTCCGCTGCCCCATGTCCAACAGCAGTAACTGTAATCTCGCCCGAACCAGCACTTCCCGTTGTAACTGGGTTAGTCCCAAGCGTGGCCGTGGCTCTAACGGGTGTTATGTCGTTGTATTGGGTGCCCTGCTCAATGTAGAATTTTACATTGGTTCCAACGCCCATAAGTTTTAGGGCGCCCAAAGTAATCCACGCATGTAAAGAACGAGTTGTCCCCGTCAACGTATTCGCAGAGATCTTTACCCAGCCGCCTAGCTTTTCAGGATGGCCTTTTCTAAACCGTATCAGGTCAGAATCAAACCAGCCCTGTTCGTTCGCAAAAGAAGTGCTTTCACGGTTAACACCAGGTTTAAATTGAACTCTGGTCAGAGGCATGTACCCTACCCAGCAACGTAGGCTTTACCAGCAGTAACAGCATTTGTGTATTTGGTCTTAGTTTTGCCGGACGCTTTATACCAAGCCGTTTCTTTCTGAATTTCAATATGATCCGTGTTGCGTGTGACCATCAGCTTGACTTCAGCAGCAGTGCCAAACATTTCTAATGCGTCAGTATCATCAGCAATAGTTGCATTAATAAGTGTTACGCTATCGTCCATCGCGGAAAAGTGTGCGGCAATTTCATCTGCCGTAAGTTCATCAGCCATTTAATTTCTCCTTGGTTTCATCAAATAAATCAGAGGTTTTGGGGTCTTTAAGACTATTAATCAACGCAGTCATAAAACTATCTAAAGCCACGTTAATCTGGTCTAACTGAAACTGTTGTGCCTGACGCTTGCTCTGAAGGTCTTGCACTTGAGTAATCCAGTATTTCTGTTGATCCGTAAGATCATTAGGATCGTATTCGGTTCCAGCAATGTTAACGACATTTGTTTCGGTATCAGCCACAGCAGGTATGCTCCTCTTTCCATTTTTTCAATTCTTCAATTTCAGCAGATAGTTCTTGTATTGCTTTAACCATTGAAGGCAATAACTTGCCCATAGCAGCTTCTAGTTTTTCAGGATTATCTTTTAATACGAGCTGCAAATATTCTTCAGCATCAAATTTGTTCTGTGATTCGTCTAGTTCTTGAGCAATAAAACCTGCTTCTTTAATTCCGACTTTACCCCCATCTCTCATATTCCATGTAAATTTTACAGGATGTAGAGTGTTGATAAAATCGAGACCCACATCTAAGTCTTTAATATCTTTTTTATCTCGTCTATCAGAAAGTGCGGTAATGCTAGTTTGTTGACATCTGAGAACGCCCATTAAACTTGAACCTAAAGTAATAGTATTTGAAACACCGACCGCAGAAGCGTCAGCACCCGTTCCAATAATTATATTATTACCTCCAGTTGTCAAAGCATCACCAGCTTGATAACCAATACATGTATTATTATTACCCGTCGTAATAGCTTTACCAGCTTCAACACCAAGAATTGTACTATAGTTAGCTGTTGTAAGTGCTAAAGCAGCCTGACAACCTAAAGCAGTATTATGAGTTCCTGTCGTAAGAGCTTTACCTGACTCAAATCCAACGGCTGTCGTAGCAGATGCAGTTGTTCCTGTAGCAAGTGCGCTCATTCCAATGGCAACAGTAGCATTACCTGTTGTAAAAGCAGTACCTGCATCTTTTCCAACAAATACTGAGCTATGTGCAGTTGTAGCATTTAATCCAGAATAATATCCAATGAAAGTATTATTAGCTCCTGTTGTAACATTGGCACCAGCATGATCTCCTACAAAAGTACTTGCTCCTGCTGTAGTCTGGTCTTTACCTGCATCATATCCTATAAAAACATTAGCACCGCCAGTAGTGAGAGTTGTACCAGCAGCATATCCAACTGCCGTGTTATTACTTGCTGTTGTGTTTGCTCCAAGAGCAGCGTGACCTACAGCAGTGTTTGAAGAACCTGTAGTATTTGCATCCAAAGAAGAACTACCAAAGGCATTGTTTCCAGTACCTGTCGTATTTGCACTCATCGCAACATGACCAAAAGCTGCGTTATCATTAGCCGTTGTATTAGCGTCTAGTGCATAAGAACCAAAAGCACAAAGGGATTGACCTGTAGTATTAGCTCCTAAAGCAGCATAACCAAAAGCATTTACGTTAGGAACTGTAGTTGTTGCATCACCAGCGAGCGCCCCAAAAAAACAATTATTTATTCCAGTAGTGATTGCCTGACCTGCTGATGTTCCTACCATAGTATTATTGTCACCTGAAGAAACAACATTACCAGCAGCATACCCTATAGCAATATTACCCCCACCAGCCACTACACTATAAAGAGCATTATCACCTACAGCGACATTTCGTATGCCTGTAATAGCACCAGCAGCACCAGCGTTATCTCCTATAAGAATATTTTGTCCACCTGTAGTAAGTGCGGCTCCTGCGTTATTTCCTATTATTACGTTTTCAGCGGCGGTGGTCATTGCTGTACCAGCAGACTGACCAATAATCACACTAGTAGCACCAGTTGTTACAGCATCACCAGCCAAAGCACCGATAATAGTATTACTAGCTCCTGTTGTAATTGCTGTGCCAGCTGAAGCACCTACAGCAGTATTTGTTCCTCCTGTAGTATTTGCCTTTAGAGCCAACGCACCTATAGCAACATTAGACGACCCAGTTGTATTTAATCCTAGTGCATAATTACCTACAGCAGTGTTACTACTTGCTGTCGTGTTTGTTGTCATACAGTTGATACCAACCGCTGTATTTGAAGCTCCTGATGTATTTGCATCTAATGCTAAATAACCAACCGCTGTGTTGTTAGCACCAGTAGTATTTGCGTACATTGCATTGACACCAAGGGCCGTATTACCCGCAGCAGTTGTATTACTAGTAAGGGCTAGATAGCCCATCGCTGTATTACTTCCACCTGTAGTAGTTGCACCTCCTGAATTATTTCCTACAAATACGTTATAATCACCCGTTGTAATTGCAGCACCAGCATTATACCCAACACAAGTTGTATAACCTGCCCCGTCTGCTACTCTCATAGCATAAGCACCAACAGCAGTATTATAACTTTCAGTGTCTTCAGTTAATAATGCTTCATATCCAAGAGCAGTATTGAAAACACCTGTTGTGACTGCACCACCAGCGTTGTACCCAAGAGCAGTTAATTGTGTACCTGTTGTTAAAGCATCTCCTGCTTGAAAGCCCACGGCAACATTACTAGTACCTGTCGTACATGCTCCTAAAGCTCCGCTGCCAACAGCAGTATTATTAGAAGCTGCATAAGAAGCTCCACCTAAAGCATTATAGCCTACACCTACATTATTGCTCTCTGCATCAAAGCCATCGCCAGCCCCATATCCTATGAGGACATTGTTATCGCCTGTCGTGATAGCTGTGCCAGCCTCATCGCCAACCACTACGTTATAGTTACCGCCTGACGCAATTGAGTTACCTGCATTAACACCTGCGGCAAAGTTGCTTGTGCCAGAAGTTGCTTTTATTATGTCGCCTGTAAAAGTTGAGTTTCCTGTAACAGCAAGCGTACTGCCTAATGTAGCCGCACCATCAATCGCCGCTGCTCCTGTGCACTCCAATGTTCCGATCTGAAGATCTGCCAAAGCATCAACAACTGCTGCACCACTTCCGGCACCATCGCAATAAACAATGACATTTTTGCCGTTTTGAACGGTGACATTTGCCCCAGAACCTTGGGAAAGAATAACAGAGTATGGGCCACTTGAGCCTGAATCGGTAGTTGCATTTTCAATAATAAACCAAGCGGGTGATGTATTTGGTGCTATTGTTACAGTGTTATTTGCACCCAAAGCTCCGGTAAATTTAATTACACGATACATTCCGTCTTGGAGATTTTCTGTGCCAGAGCCAGGAGAGGCTTCTCGGATAGTAAGAGTGTGCGTAGTTCCTGAAAGAGCCACCGCTTTGTACGAAGCCAACCTATCTACAATATCAAGGTTGTGGTTCGTCGTAGTACCCCAAGTACCCGCCTGTTCTCCAGAACCTATTTTTTCTAAACTAAAGCCTGTTGTGTATGTAGAAGCCATAATCTTTTCCTATGCCGCTATGTCTGTCCAATCTGGGGTTTGAGAGTCATCAACCGCAGACCAGTTAGGTGTTTGTGAATCGTCAACCGCAGACCAGTTAGGTGTCTGTGACTCGTCAATAAGACTCCAGACGTTTGATTCTCCTGTGCCGCCCGTGCCAGCAACGCCTGTGGGAACAACACTTGCGCTACCCGTAAGCGTAACAGTGCCAATTTCTCCTGTCCCCGCAACGCCTGTGACCGCAACACTTGGCGCATTGCCCGTGATAGTAACAGAGCCAAGGGCTCCTGTTCCTGCGACACCCGTTGGGGTGACGCTTGCGCCAGCCGTAGGGGTGACTGTTCCAAGTGATCCCGTAGCCGATACGCCCGTAGGGGTAACCGAGATACTAGGGGTAACTGTAACGGAGCCAATACCCCCTGTTCCCGCAACGCCCGTAAGGGTAACCGTGCTTGTGCCTGTAACCGTGACCGAACCGACACCGCCCGTACCCGCAACGCCCGTAACAGTAGCTGTGATACTGGGAGTAATAACAACGGTGCCAACGGCACCCGTACCCGCAACGCCCGTAACATCGACGGCAAGAGGAGAGTTCCACGCACCCTCATTCCAAGTACCCCTTCCCCAGCCATTGATGTTTGCCAAAGCATTGTCCTCTACGCAATCCTGATAATCGCCGTACTAGCGGCGGCGGCAGGAAACGCTATGGTAAACGTACCAGCAGTGCTGGTCTTGTTTCCGCCGAAATCAAGCGCACAGACAGCCTTGTCACCATTCGTATCGTTATAGATTAAGGCTCCTCTGGCTGTAATAGTAGCGGTTGTATAACTAAGGTCAGCAAAATCCGTATATCCGGTTGTTCCTGAAGTAGCAGGGTTTACATTAGTTAATGCAGATCCCCCGGTGACGTAGCTACCACTGGATGCAACTTCCCCTGTAGTAGTGAAAGCTGTAGTAGCCGCCCCCAAGGTTGCCGTAGTGGAACTTTTTCCACCACTTCCTATGGCATATAAAGACAGCTTAAAGCTGTTTCCGCCAGAGGCATCAAAATCATGGGTGGCAGACAATAGCTCACCCTTAAATGATGTACACATCGCTGTTGTAATTGCCATATCAAAAACTCCTTAAATCTTTTGCCAGTTCAGGATGACCCGCTTCTCTTAACTTAGCCGCAATAGTTGCCCTATCTTGAGCCACAGCATACCTCATGTAATGGACTATAACCTCATGCACTGTATCTTTAAAGGATATTGCCTGTTCTCGAAGGGGCTCTGGGGCATCTTTAGACACATAAAGTATCTTGTTTACAGCCATTTGAGCGGCCTCTTCCACCGAAAGACCCCTGTTATCCGTCGTTACTACATCAACGTCGCCTACAGAAAGTGAAGCACTTATATCAAACATTTACGGCTTCTTTCAATAAAACCACCTTGTCGTGCCTGCCGTACAGGATTGGCTCGTCTGTCGGCTCTGGAGGAGAAGATTCTGATCGTTTAGCAACGCTTAGACAGCCATCCTTAACAGACATAACCAAAGGATCATCAAGCCGGTGATATCCATAAAGCTTTTCTTCATCCGGCACGTTTGTATCGAGAAGCGTGGAATCATGCGCCACCTCTACCTGCATTCCACGGGCAATGGCTACTGAAATCCAAAACTCTGTGCACGCCCTTCCAGCCTCTGCCATAACAAGATTAGATTTATACGAGTAATCTATCCCGTAAAGATAAAGATGGGTGACTTTATGGTAAATAGCGAAAGCCACAGCGTATGGAACAGTATTATTAAAATAACAAAGCCCCGTCTCTTTGACAATTTCCTCCAAGGGGTAGAGAACGGCACCAGGAACACGATCATCTAAAGTACAGGTGTATATGGGTCCGGGATGGTCCCCTAAAGCTTTTCGCATCGCTCCTGTTTGCGGCCCTGCGTTTTCCGTATCCAGAAACCGGGAAGCTGGGTCCATCATAAAAACACGGTCATGCTTTATCGGAACCATCATAGAGTTGATAGCCCACACCTCATCAAACGACTTCCCGTTCGCCATGGAGGACGTAAAAGTCCCCTGAGTGTTGCCGAGGCCCACGATAGCAACATGTAAGTTTTCGTCGGTCATTGAGGAGGCTTTCTTACAGTATCATACCTGTATTCGTCATGCGTCTGTTCAGCCTCACCAAGATTTTTAAGCCATTGCAACGATTCCATAAACCGTGCGTTATACAGTTGTAATAAATCAGGTTCACCCTTCATAAACGTATATGCTTCAACCAGACTCCCATACAACAAGCACAACTCTGCGTTAGTCCCAAGATAACTTGTCCCGTCGCTCGAAGCTGTTATTGATTGAGGACGATAAAAGTAATGAAGCTCCATTGTATAATTGGCGTCCGGTGTAGGAGCCAGGACAAAGCTGTCTTCATCCCAACTGGCATAATAAACGGGAGTTCCAGTGGTTGACGGGTCTGGGGTATAATCCTGTAAAAAAGTTATGTGTTTGTACTCAAGAAACTCGTTAGAAGAACTATTAACCGCGCTTAATGAAAAAGGTGCTAAAAAGTCCGTAGGTTTCGTAAGAAACTTTATAGATTGGGTGGCAGATCCGGCAACACTCTTACGGAAATCATCTAGTTGGCATTCTTTAAGAATACGTTCTTCAGCATTTATAATAAACCTGGATAATTGACTGACAAAAGTACTTTCTGCATTGTCAGTATAATCCTGAATAGAGGTTTTTAACGTTGTGAAAGTAAAAGCCATGTTATGCACTCACCGTTACAGGGCCAGCGGAAGCAACGCCTCCACCTCCGTTAACATCCCCTACTGTTGCGGTTTCACCGCTGACAGTAAAGGTAAACGTATCATCAGTCACTTTTGTTATGGAATATCCGGTTGAAGATTCAATAACAGATTCTGTAAACCCATCAAAATTCGCTACAGTCCTAAACCTAACGGTATCTCCGGTACTTCTTCCATGTCCCGGTTCATTAACCGTAATAGTAGATGTTCCTGAGTTCCCAGACTTAAATGGATTAAAAGGCAAAAGAACTGTAACTGCTGGTTCCACCCTGGCTGGCCGGCTAATTTTTAAAGATTGAGGGTCTGTTCTATGGTGTTTCGGATCTAATTGAGGCTGTTTTGATTCAAACTCATCTCTCCCCACTAATAATCCGTTCCACTCCAAAACCATTTCATGTAAAGGGTACGCTCTTCCAGACCGGTCAGAAACTCCTAAAGCATATTTTCCAGAAGCATATCTTGGCATATCAGACCCTCATAGACTGATATGTCGGCACTAACCGCAGCGGAATACCGTGCTCTATATCTTCTGATGAGGCTCTGAGAAACTCTTCCTCATATATGGCCTTTAACATCTGTATTCGATCTGGAGATCTTTTAAGAGAAATCTGATAAGCCAACCCCGCAACTATACACGGTAAAAAACGGTAAGGTATGTCGGGAGTATTTACAGAGGTGTCCGCATCTTGGAGTTTTTTTACTCGATAATAAATTAAAGAGTCGGTAGAGTTTTCCGGGGCTGGCCAAACCGATATTGTTGGGGTGATCTGACGATCAACATAAAACTGTGTTGGTCTTCCCTGAGTAGTCTTTTTAGGAACACTAAGATACTCTTGCCTACTAATTCTGGTTATAGCAATATCTTCGCTATCTCGCCGCACCACCGCCTCAAGAACATCCCCAGACGCTTGAACATCTGCCAAACTAGGACTTACAGATATCGTAGTACTAGCACTACTTGAACTGCCTGTAATGGTCTCTCCAGACGTAAAAACACCTGATGGAACTGTTACTGTTATGGTTGTTGAGCTTGGTTTTGTAATAACGGAGGCCGTTACACTGCTAGTTCCGCCTGTAATGGTTTCTCCAACACTGAGGTTGGTAGAGGCCCCTACCGTAGCCGTTATAGTTCCCAAAGGGTAGGATGTAATAGAGGAAGTTGATGAAAGTTGAGCTAAAGTCTGTGTAACTTCGTTCACAGTCCATAGATTAAGTCCCCTGTTAATCCAGTCGGCAAACAAAAGATTTAGAGACCTTCGGGCCGTTTTAGCGTCGTAGCCCGTTCTAAGCTCGAGGCCACATCTCTCAAAGGCCTCCTCTGTTATTTCGGCCATATTAAGATTAAAATCAACCGATCCAGAAGTTGCCATATTTAATTCCTATCCGAAGAGGGACAATCTTACAGCGATAGCCACCTGTCCTATTACTAATACACCCACACCCCACAAAATCTTAGTTATTAAATCTAATGATTTTTGCACATGATATAGGTCATTATTCTTTATAACGTCGATCCTCTCAGAAAGAAGCCTTATTTCCCCTTGAATCTTAATCAGATCAAGTTCGTTCTTTCTTTGAAGATCTTCAACCATGATTAATACTGTTTCAGACAATAAAGAACTATTGAATAAGTATCCCCACTTCCATGTCCCACGGTTGTAAATTTGATATCCCCTGTATTACCGCCAGAAGCTGCAACATTTGGGAGACCGCTAATAGAAGAGTAATCAATAGTATCAGAATAATCGGCAGGAAGTTCCGCTGCGATAACATTTGTAGAAGCGTTCCAAAGAATCTTAACACTCATACCAACATTTGTGAACGAAATCTTCTCGATCCGAACACCCGTACAGGCTGTTCCATCCTGCAAAGATGAAAGCCCGGACACATCTACCTTGGTAACAGCAGACTCTCCTGACCCATCGCTTGTATTTGTACAATAGATAATAGCTTTTTTAGGACCATCTTCTACTGTGGTAGCAGTTACAGCATCCGCCATTTAATCCTCCTTTAAAAGATTGGGGGGAATAATCCCCCCAACATTACTTATTCAAACGGAGTAGCTAAAGTGCCATCACCGTGGAGGAAGGCTTCGCAATGCCACACAGCAGCCGTGGTTGCCTTTAAACGAATAATTCCGCCGACCAACCACCCTTGTGCCGCTGCACCAAGATCAATGGTGTCATCATTACTTGCATCCGGGATGAAGGTGTTAGTATCTCCAGCCGTGGCCGGATCAAAAAGCTGTGCAAAACCAGAATAAAGATCGCTGGCATTGTCCGTGTTGATCTGCCCCGCACCTGTAAAAGTAGTTCCCACAATAAACGTATAGTGAAGACCCGCCGCCGCTGTTGGGAGCGTAACAACAATACCTGCTGCGCGGTTAAGGGCGAAAACCGCACCAGACTGAGTTGATTCGACGCTGTAAGTAGCGTCTGTGATCGAGACTACATTGTCATACGCAGAAACATAACCAGTAGTAACTAAATTACCGCTGCTATCTACATCAAGGTTCGTGGTGACTGTGCCTGTTCCCGAAGCAACAGAAATTTGCTCAAAACCGTTTTCAGATCTAACGGGACCATTAAAAGTTGTATTAGCCATCTTGAGTTTCTCCTTACGAGAGATAGGCCCTAGAGTCTTCGTAAGCGTCTGCTGGGACAGTCGCTAGGGCTATGATTCCCAGAAATAAGGTGGGGGAGGAGTTGCCCCCTCCCCCATAGTCTTACGCGCCAGGTGAACCGAACACACAACGTGGATCAGAGTAACCGTAGCTATAACGCTCACGGGCTTTGAATCGTACATTGCCTGTATCGAAATCGCCTTCCATCTTAGTAGACATTGCCATCCGTTCAAAATGAACGAAACCGCGAGGAGCGTCGGTTTTAATAAACCAAGCATCCGTGTCTGTCAGATAGTGGTTAACGACATAACCCTGCGGGAGCATACCCATGTTCCGCGAAGCGTTAACGTCATTATCAGCCGTTCCCGGACGAAGAGTGGATTCAAGCAGACGATCCGCCACAAACTGTAACGCTGGCGGAACAATCAGTTTTTCTCCACGAACCGAAACCTTCAGGCCGCGCTCATCGACAAACGCTGCGATGTCAATAAGAGCATTCTCAAGGCTGGTTTCGTTCAGGTCAGCAGCTGTACTGGGCTCGTTGCGAAGATCATTGTTATTAACAAGAGGGTGATCCGTTGCACAAAGCTCTTTGCCATCACCGCCAGTAAACGTGCTATCAAAAGCATTGTTCAACGTAGCTGCACCCTTCACCTGTTTGGTGTTGGCCATGCTGCGTGCCAAAGCTTTCGTATAGCGCGAAGCCAGACGATCATAGAGATTATCCTCAATTGCTTCTTCCGTAATGGAGAAAGCAAGCGCGATAGTCTCATGCGTATACCTTGCGGTGTACGCTTCTTGGGCATCATCAAACGAAATGGCTGAACCTTCAGCTTTCACTGGGGCTGAACCAAAGCCAGAGAGCATGACTTCTTCTTCAAAGGCACGCTCTGAAGATTCGGTGTCATAAATCTCAGCTGATTCGTTGTCGTATCTGGCATACTCAAGACCGAAAAGGGCATTGAGGCCAGGTTCTAGCTCTTTCGCTAGTTGGGCTCTACTAATAGCCATTTTTCAATCCTCCTATACGCCAGTGGTTGAAGGAGTACCAGCTGCAATAGCACCATTGTTGCTATTGAAGTGGTTATTCAACCGTACAATTGCCCCGATACCAGCCGCCGAAAAATCAGCGTTCTCTGGATCGTCAACCCAACCTACAATACGCATTTGCAGAGCAGCCGTGGTAGCAATCGTACTGATCGCAAGGCGACCTAACGAAACACCAGTGGCGTCTGTTCCTGTGATAGTAGTTGAGAAGTTAGCGTTAGCAAAAACTGCGGCACGAGCCGTAGCTTTACTTGTCCACGAAGCATCCGTTGCAATTACATAAAGCTGCATTGGATCATCATTGACAAACGCTTTTACCGGGTGATTGGAATCTGCCCCAGAACCGGGCCAGTAGTTACTCCAAACAGTTTTTCCAGTGGTACTAGACACATACTCACAACCCTGAAATACGCCAAGCATACCAACTGTTCCACCAGCTGCTGCACCAGGCACGTCAATATAGCCAGTAGAAAGAGGTATCACGGGTTCGCCATGATAAAACTTGCTGGTATTGCCGTTTGCAATTTCATACGCGGAGTATTGGGTCATACCAGTGGAATTAGCGGCTCCGCCCTGTTTGCTCAAGGGACGAAGACCAAAGCTTCCATTAGAATTAGCCATTTTCTTCTCCTAGTCCTGATTTTCAGGACCTCCAAAAGTTACACGAGATTGCCTATCAGGCTTACTAATAGGCATAGCGGGATGTTGCTCACGAGCTAAGTCGTTATCAACCGCCGCCATTTGATTGAGAGTCATGTTTCGATAATAATCGTTACGTTCCTCAACAATCTCAACCGGAACTCTTGCAAGTAAAAGACCACCTACACCTATAACACCAGCGTGCTTACCATCATCGATGGTCGGAATATCGAAATCGGGGTATTCATCACCACGTACCAGTTCCCAACCTTCACGGGAGCGTGCTGCTACGTTTTTACGGTCATCAAAACCCATAACTTCGGCCCGTATCCAACGATGTTTGTAACCCTCTGGAGGGGGTGGCGCGTCCAACATGGACGGTGGCTTCCAAGGTTCCCTGCGTGCTTGCCTTGCACGAGTTTGATTGGCTCTTGGCGTTCTCGTAGACTCTTGGCGAGTTGTGTTCTCAGTAGTCATGGTTAGTCCCTCACATATTTTGCATATTCTTCAAGTGGCACATTAAGCCTCTTCGCAATAGCAACTTGTGAGGCGGTTAACCGCACAGTTTTTCGTCCACTTCTATTGCGGGATTTGGAAGATTCAGCCGACGCGACTTTTCTTCCCCCGTTAGACCTAGAATTAGATTCGAATTTCTGAGGAAATTCGTTTCTCATTCGTTTGTCAAGTTCATCGTAGTAGTCATTTGAGGTAGGGTCAAAGCCTTCATCCTCAATTAAACGTCTGTGAAGCCCAAAAGCGGCATATGTCATAACCTCATCTTCACCAAACCAGTCATTTTTAGAGGCCCATTTCTCTGCTTTAGGGTCTGCTTGAACCGGAGGCTGAGGAGCCGCAGGTGGCGGAGCCGCAGGCTGAGGAGCCGCAGGTGGCGGAGTTTTAGCCACATTCACTCTAGATCTTTCTACCGAAAGTTGTGAAAGAGCTTCTTGAGCTTCCACAATTTTATCAACATCACCTACTTCGTGGGCTTCTTTTAAAGATCTCTTTGCAGAATCCAGTTGAGAATCAACTCTACCCTCAAATTGCTCAATATACCCTTTATCCAGGTTATCAAGACGGGTTTTTAAGTTCTCATTCTCTTTGCGAACATTCTCGGCAAACTCTATTGCTGTCTGCTTTTGACGTTCTTCCTCTCTAAAACGCTTGGTAAGATCATTAATCCTACCTTTTACATTAGAGCTATATTCTTCAAGTTCCTCATTAGAGGCACTAGCTTTTTCTAAAGGTTCAACTACTTCTGAAGTTTCCTCTTCAGAAGAAAGTCTAACGTCCGTAGATTTTTCTTCCTCATCGCCAACATCAATGGTGGCTTCATCTAAATCAGGTGGCATGGCTTTTCTCCATGGTTTCTTTCTTCTTTCTGGTTAAACATGCTTTATGTCGTCGGGCTCTAAAATTCTTGCGATAACTTCATCATCATTTATAATGCGGACTTCGCCCCCATCAATTTTAAATCGAGCACCGGCATAACGTCCTATGCAAACCCAATCGCCTTCCTCGCACCACGGTAGCGGTACTTCCCCAAACTTAGCTTTATCTTTATAAGCCAAGGGTCCTACCCGGAGAACATAAGCAACAACCGTGGCTAGAGCCTCACGGTCTATGACGGCGTCTGGGATGTGAACACCACCTTCTGTCATCGCTTTCCCCATGTATGGCATAACTAACAGACGCCAACCTGTCGGTTGTGGGAGACGTTCTTTAAGCTTTTTTCCTACAAGGGAGGGATCTAAAACTTTTTGATTCTTTTCAACATACGCAGAAGCTACTGCGGCATTTTCCGACGCTGCAACGTGGTCGGGCACGTATAAGGTTTTGGTCATTCTTCCTCCGAAGATTGCAAGAGATCCTTAATCTCTTGTTCAGAAAATTCTAGCCCGTTGAGTTCTCCAACAAGCTGTTTGTACGATTCCATATCTTTCGGGGAACCGTGCAGGATAGCATCCTGTGTTAATTCTATGCGTCCTTGTATACTCTTTAATAACAAATATGCAAAGGTCGTTGGGTCTGCCATTAATAACTACCGCTAAATCTTTTTCCTCTAGCCGCTCCGCCTTTAGCGTACTTTATAGGACCGCGTGGAGTGTAGCCCATGCCGCCTTGCATGTAACCTAGTTCATCACGGACCATCCCGCCCATATTTTTACCCCCAACCTCTTCTCCTTGTTGTGATATGGCTTTTTTATGGGCTACTTTTAAATCTTCAGTAGACATCTCCGCAAGAGAGCTTGGTCCAACCTTTAAAACGTCAGAGATAATTTCTATCATTTCTCCGCGTGTTGGCTCTTCTGTCTTTTGTTTTATAACGGGATAGCTCTCGCCAAACATTACATCAACCTCTCCTACACCACCTTCCTTATAAGGAATAGGCTTACCGCTTTTTGTTTTAGGCATCAGAAAGTCCCCTTTCCGTCGTTATTGTTAAAATGACGAGCACGAACCTGGTTCTCAGTGCTCTTGATCAGAGAACTGTCCTCCGAATGCTCTTCCTTGTTCCGCATCATGGGTTTCATTGACCCTATGCTTATAACCATAACTGAACCGCCCTTTTTATAACCAGCCATGTCGTTCATCATACTTGCTTTATTCATAAGACCACCTGCTCTTTCCGTAGAGATGCCCATTTGATCAGACATCTGATTAGCCATACGTTTTTTAACCATAGCACACTCCTCAACAATGTTTCACGTGAAACATTACGCCTTCTTTTTTCTAGCTTCCGACAAGGCTATCGCAATAGCCTGTTTTTTATTTTTAACCTTCGGACCCTTCTTACTACCACTACGCAACTTACCCGCTCGATATTCCTTCATAACCTTGGAAACCTTACGTTTCCTTCGACCCGTTAACTGTTTACGGGTTTGTGCGCGAGATATTGCCATTAAAACACTCTGGTTTTTCTGGCCATGCCGCCGTCATTAAGTTCTAAAAGTGGTTCTTCAACCAATTCAACTTTTCGAGGTCCTTTTACAACAGGAGGCTTTCCATCTTTTGGTGCTCTATAAATTAAATGTTCAGGCCGCGCCTTACCCCGATAATTTTTTGATCCGCCATAAATTCTAGGAAGCGTTGGGTTTTCTGGCATATCACTCCAAGTATCACGGGTAAATTTCTCCCGTTTAGGTTTAGGGGCTTTTTTCTTTTGCGCTTCTAATGTACTTCCCATAACTATTCTCCTCTACCAGCTGTTCCTTGTTGAATACGCTCACGATTGACCTCTGCACGTAACAAGGCAATGTCTTCTTGAGAATCAATCTTGTCTGCGGCCAATTCTTCCTTGGATTCCTCTTTTGCCATGTCAAAAAGGATTCTTTCGGAAAATTCCTGCGATTTTCTCTGTAAATCTGCCGCTTTTATATCCAGTTCCTTGGATCGAAGCTCGACAAGCGGATCTTGCTCGCCTTCAGGCGGTGGCATAAGCGCAGCCATCACTTCTTCAGTGTATTGTGCAACCTTTTCAGCGACCATGGCCTCTGGATCAGGCATTTCAGGCATCTGAGGAGCCTGTTCAGGGGCTATTTGACCTGTTTGGATGGCGTTTTGGACCTCCATAACCTGTTGTTGCACCGCCATCATCTCTTTTTCGACCTCTTCACGGGCTTTTAGGGCTATATGTTCGCACAGATGCCCTTGTAAAGCTGCAAAAATGGGTGGAGTTGACCCTGGTATGGGTGTTTTCATAAATATGATGTGCGCCGTCATATGTGCGTCGTGATCTTGACCGGGAAATGCCTTCAACGGCTGCATATTTACAGAAGCTGCATTTTCAGTAGCCGGATCTACTGGTTGAGGCGGCTGGGGAGCAGGCAACAAAGCCTCAATGTTATGCACGCCTATCGCTTCGTATATTCTACGAAAAGCCTCATATAAATTGTGCATTTGAGGATTGCTTTGTGCAAGCTGAAGCTGTGTCTGGGCTAACGCCAACCTCTGAGACATAGAAAAGATATTAGGATCAGAAACTGGAATTATATCAACACGCTCGTCAAAATCCATCTGCTTGATCGACGCTTCTGCGCCATAAACATTATAGGGGTACATCGGAGGAAGTGATTCAGCGAACACACGAGCCAGCATCCTGAACTCTTGTTTCTGCGCATAATGCAGTCTTTTGTGGATGGCTGACATCACTTTGGAACCGCGCTCTAACAGAGCAACAGTTGTTCCTACAGCCGCTTGCTGGTTGCCATCGCCAACCTGCATGTCTGTAATCGCGGCAAAGCGACGACCTGCATCCACTACAAAACCAAGAAGCGACATCAACGTCTGACTTGGCTCCTTGTAAGGAAGCGGCATAATACTTTCTCTAAGAGCCCCACCGGGAACATCAATGTCCCTAAATTCTCCCGGAGATAACGGCTCGTCAGAGTCACGGATTCTAATACCACGGGCTTTAAACCCTGCTGGTAAATTAGAAAGAGTACCGGCGTCTATTAATTGTCGTAAGATAGAAGTTGCAGATCGACCCAAGCCGCCAATCATATGAAGAAGGCCAAAACCATAGAAGCCAAGACCTGGCAAAAACTTAAAATGAGTAAAGTACTCTATCTTACGATAGAGATCATCACCTTCAACCCAGTTACGACGAATTGATAAGATTTTTGAACTTCCCTCATCAATGGTAATAATATACGGAAGTTTAATTCCCGTCTGTTCTCCATCAATTGGATTGAGGTGCTCAAAACCAACCAAATCAAGATCTGTGTGAACTTCTAATATTGTACAGTCCTGTTCATCAGCGGTTGTTTTCTCAACACCCATAAGACGCCGTTCTTTCTCACGAATTTCGTCTTGCTGATCATAAGGCTCTAGATCAACGTCTCGATAAAAGCCTCCTGCCTGTTGTTTCCGTATATCATTCGAGTTCATGCGGATTACGTGAGTAACCCGTGACGAGCTTTGCAAATCTGTAGCGTTGTATGGAACAAGAAGATCATCTGCCGGAACAAATCTGGAAACAGCCCTGTCCAGCATGTCGTCAAAATAAACTTTTTTAAACGCACTACCAGCAAGCGGTAAGTAAAAGAGCAGACGATCCATCTCAGGATCATACTCATCCATTTTGTGTACTATCTGGTAGTTCATAAACTCCTGGACACGTTGCGCTTGTGACTGAACTTCTGGAGTAGCCGCGCCCACAACCTGCGTTCTTACTGGGCCGGAGCTTGGAAGAAGTTCCTTGTACGCCTGCGCTTGAAACTGCGTTACAGCTTCCGCAATAACCGGGTGCGTCACACCGCTCGAACCTCTGAAAGGTTCTTCTCTCTCTTCGTACCTGATCCCCAGAAGATTTAAACCTTCCGTGTAAGCGTCTTCCCATTCTTGTCGACTGCTTTTGTCGTCTTCATAATATCCCAACAAGTCGGAAGAGATATCCATAAGAACACGTTCATCAAGGACTTCGGCAAGGTTTGCGTCAGGGTCGGTTTCTACATCCTGACGAACCATTTCTTCAAGCTGCCCCATAAGAACTGATCCGTCCTCTTGGGGTATTATATCCCCCAAAAGACCACCGAAATCTAAATCTTCACCGTCATCCTCAATAGTAACGTCTTGGCCCTCCTCAAGAGGCTCGCCTGAAGCAGGCATCGAATCCGTAATAAGAGAAGTTGGTTCTCTAGCCATAATTAATTCCTTGTTTTCTCAGGTTTTGGTCTTGGGGCCAGTGCTTTTTCATAATAAATTATAATCTGCTTTTGCTGCTCAACATACCGTTTTATTTCTGCCATATTAAGAGCCAACGTTTCATAATCTCTGACACTGATTGCATAAAACAGGAAGCTGCCATTTTGTTTTGTGTATCGTTCCTTAAATTTAGCGAAGTTTTGATCCGTGACAACAAACCAGGTAATATCGTTTAGATCAAGCTGACGAGGTCGATTTTGCGTAGGAATTACGCGGTCTACCTCAACTGTCTTGACTTCAATACGCTTTAATGCGTCCCAGCCGCTACAACTACTCAGAAGCGGGGACAGCAGTAAGGCGCTTAAAACTATCCAATAATTTTTTCGTACCACGGTTTATCTTCTTTTCCACCAATTTCGGTTTCTGCTGACTCAATCGAGTAAGATTATGTTTTCGTAACTTCCCAATCAGTTTGTTCCTGTAACTCTCTGCCTTCTGTAACTTAACGCCAAGGTCTTTGTTCAGCTTCCTAAACTTTTTAGCATCTCTAACAAGCGTTTTTATCGTCTTGTCTTGCGCTTCTTTTGCCTGTTCTAGTTTGACAGTGTTTTCGGTCAGTATCTTGATCTTGTTCTGCGTATCCTGGTAATAATAATACCCACCATAAACAGAGCCGCCCACAAGACCAAGGACGATAACCAGAAGGTAGATTTTGAGCATCTATCTCTCCAGACTACTGTTGGACTGGTAAACTTACAGGGTGCTGATAGCAGGCTTCCGGGTTACCTTGCCCTGCTTCTGTTAGGAATGTTGTGGCGGCGGGAACTTGTCCCATGGGGCAACGACAGATCGCAATGCCGTCAGGGCCAACCTTACAGTTAAAACTAAAGCAATTGCTCGCCTCATACCCCTGATTCAAACTTGCGTCACATCGCTGTGCCACGGCTTTCATCTTCTCGGGGAGCCTGCTGAACCCACTCGCCTCTTGCCGGTAGTACTTTTTAGGGGCGAACAAACTCCACACATGCTCGCTATCCGTCGGAGCACACGACCCCTGCATGTTTCCCATGCTGGTGTCCGCAATGGCTTCGCCGTCTAGGATCGGGCACTTGCAGACAACCTCCGGGTACGTCTTGCCGTCATTCGTGGAAATCATCTTCCCCGTCGGCTGACAAGTCGAAGCCGCGCAAAGCGCGTACTTACCCTGACACAACGTCACACCAGCCTGCGCCGATGAACTGAAGACGAATGTTGCAAACAATATGGCTAATAACTTCACCGCTATATCTCCCGTCAAAGTTCAAACAGAGTGCTATCTTCATTTACCTTTAGACATGTAGGCCGTCATGCCCATGTAGGCTCCGACAACGCCAGCCTGGCCAATATAAAACAGACCGAACAAATCCGATAGAGCCTTAATTCTACCGTCGGGAAAAATAGGCAGAAACACGGCAAGCGTAAAGAACAACATTGATCCCATCGCCACCCACGCCATCTGTCTTTGCGCATCAGCCTTCTCATGTTTCGCCAAGGCTTCAGACGCCGCCAACTCTGCATCGCTGACAATGCCGTCGCCATCCAGGTCAAGTTCGTCGAACGCGCTGTCTTTCTCCAGTTTCTTTTGTTTTGCCATGTCTAACCCTCCGCAAAAGCCTCATCGATCTCATTGATCCGCCATTCCAGAACATGGACTGCCGTACGCAATGTTCCGGTCTCTGTAGGCTGATATTGATCCTTTAGTATCTCAACCTCCAAGAGTAGAGATTTCTTATGCTCGTTTGCTTCTTCGAAAGTCATGGGTCACCTCTTCAAAAGTGGATTGTTTAAGGCGTCGCGCAGCTTCTTGTCCTGCCTTTTTTCGAACACATTCAGTTTGGCATCGATACCGTTGATCTTAGAATCAAACCTTGTGGTTGCAGATTCTGTAATATCGCGCATGTTCTTTTCGGATTGTCGGGTTGAGGCTGTGACGCTGTTAACCTTGGCGTCAAATCTTTCATTTGCGCTAGACACAATACTGCGTATCGTCTTTTCCCCCTGCCGAAGAGCAGATCTCGTCTCAGAATCAAGGGTTCTGGAACGTTTATCTACGGCAGAGATAGCCGTCTCAAGAGACGCCGCGTCAGATCGCGTGTCTTGTCGCGTATCACGTACAATTTCCTGCACTTCGAGAACTCTAGTCCGTACGGACGCCATTTCCTTGGTCACAACGCCCATTGTTTTACGCATAAGGGCTAGTTTCTTATCAAAACCGCTCATATCGGGGGCCCTATAGGAAGAAATCTGCTTTTTCATGTCCATATAGTCTTTGTAAACCTCAAAAGCGCCGTATAAACCACCTACAAACGTCGATAGGCCCATGACCACAGCAAGCATCTTGCCGCCTTTGAACTTTACACCGCCAACTTCGACCTCAGTCATCTTTTATCAACTTTTTTAAACGATTTTCTATTATGGGTAACAAACGAATACCACAATACCCTATGACAAAAGCCATAGCTGGACCCCAAGTCATATCAAGTGTAAAATGCTTCATAATAGGCGGAATAAACCATTCTGCCGCGATAATTCCGACAACAATTGCAATCCCGACATCTTTCAGCCCCATCCAGTCAAACTGCTTCTTGACGAGCACGTTCACTGAGCCTCCCACCGAGGAGCTTATGATGCAACAAAGCTTGGCTCCGAGCGTTTGGATTAAATATTCCATCTATCTTCTCCATTGACTTTCAACAAGTGCATTATGCAACCCGTTCGATTGTCCGAAAACTTGATAGTTTGTCATGCGATCAACCATCGAAGGGCCGTCAGGAACAGAAGAGTCTTTAAAAAACTTAGCTGTGTCTGGAAGAGCAGAGGCTTTAAACAAGCCTCTATTATTTGCAATCATACCCATAGCGACCAATGTAATAGTTTGAGCGTTGTTCCCATACTTTTGGCTAGGAGCAATATTATCCACAACAGCTTGGGCCGCAACCGCTGGGGTTACAGGAACCGCAACGGGGGCTACCGAAGCAGTTGCACTAGAAGCCGTTTTTCTTTGTGCTTTAGCTTTCTGAGGTTTTGCTTTGGCAACTGTTTTGGTGGCAGGTGCTGGTTCTGTTGTTTCAGAAGGTTCTACAACGGCGGTTTCGGTTGTTTCAGCGGCTACAGGTTGAGGAGCCATGGCCGTTTCTATCTGTGCTTCCGCTTGAGTCTCCTCTGCCTGCTGGGTTTCAGTTTGTTGAGCCACCGGAGCAATTGTAGGAGCAGCCACCGCAGTTTCAACAACTGGAGTACTCATTGTTGTTTCTGTTGGGGGAGTTGTATCTACAGGGGCCGTGACTACAGGAGCAGAAGTAGATGGAGTATCTACTGGAGTTGTTGAAGCCGCACTTGTATATGTCTGGAAAACAGGAATAGTAGTTGCGACTGTAGTTATAGAAACTGGGGGGACGCCCGTTCCTCCCGTCGCGGCATCCATTATCGTCGTTTCTGTCGCTGTTTGTATAACGTCTGTTATCAGGGTGGTCGTGTCTTCTGTTACCAAAGCTGTCTGGTAGTCTATCGTCAAGCTCGGATCAGAAAACTGCGGTCCGTAGTAACCTGTAGGATATCCGGCATCGATGCCATACAGCTCAAAAATCCCTGTAAGAACACCATAACTATTTGTTCCAACGGCATCTGCGTATGTGAAGTCTTTTAAACCACTCCAGGTTAACTCTTCTGAGTGCACAAAAGTCTCAACCGTTGTACCGTCATCCTTCAGCGTAATCGTAAGCTTAAACACATCTCGGCAATCTCCAGATTGCAAAAGGCCATTTGCACAAGACTGTAGTGTGCTGTTTGAAGAATGGCTGTTGATAGTCACACCACTGTTAATTGTAAAACCCTGATTCAACTCTGCTTCAGTTAGGGGCACGTCAAAGGTCGATGTATAAGTGCCTCCACCTTCTGTAGTACCGCTGGTGCAGTATTTTCCTTGGCTACAGCCGTACCCAGTGCCTACAGAAGTTCCGCCGGAGGCAGTCATATCGCCCATACTTGACGTTAGATTTGAAGTCGTCAAATCTTCCGCCTTGACGATGCCGTGCATAACAAAAATTCCTATACAAAGTAAGGCGAAATAAAGAACAAAGAGTGCAGAGGAAATAATCTTCATTAGTCCACTCCTTCTTCAGCTTTTCGCCTTTCTTCTTCGGCCTTTTCTTCGGCTTCTTGCTTTTCTAATTCTTCTTTCGCCGCTTTCTCAATCGCATCAGCCCGTATTTTTGTGCCTTCCGGGGATGCCGTGGGATTTTTTAACCATGCTTGTTTTGCCTGCGTTCCTATCATTCCTTCAAAAGGGCACGGAGTCCCTGCGGCCATCATTGCATTAAAAACTCTTTTGTCCTGACAAAGCAAGGAAACACCAGCGACTTTTAAACCCATGCCATAGAGACTGCGAGCCAGCTTCAACCGCTCACAATTCTTGTCCCTGAAAGTAGTACCAACCGCCGCACCAAATACAGAAGTCTGAACGGCAGAACTCATTCCGCTCACACAAACATCAGAGTTATTAACAATAACGGATGGCGCAGATGCTGTAGACGGGGTCTTGTCAATCACCGTACTTCCAGTTGTATTACTGGATACTGTGTTACTGGCTGTTGTATTCGACACCGTGTTTGAGGAACTGCTGACCGTGTTTGACGAGCTACTGACTGTATTAGCAGTGTTAGTTGTCGTTACTGTATCCGTTGCCAAAGCAAACGAGGGCAAAAGAACCGCTGCAATAACAGCGTACTTTACAAGTAGCTTTCGCATAGCACTACCTTAAATATGTAGAACCTAAACTTCCTATTCCGCCGCTCAAGTAGCTTGGTCCACGGATCATTCCGCCACCAGCCATGTTGGGGCCTGTAATAGAATATTCATCCCATTGGGATTGATCGTCTTCCATTGTTTCTCTTGAAATTCCATAGCCTCCGCCAAAAACCGGAATATCACCCCTACGACGCCCATACATACGCGACCAAAGCGCGGCTAAATAGTCTTGTGAATTAAATACGTCTCTTTCGGCATTATCGTCGTAGCTCCAACCGTATCTTCTACCCGAAGGATCTCCAGTAGAGTAAGCAGGATCAATTTCAAGACGCCCACCGGAGTATCTCATACCTTGAGGAAGACTGTTCATCCATTCCGCTGGTGTAGTTGGCGCTGGTGTAGTCGCCGCTGTAGTTCCCGTGGTGCCGGATGGAGGAACGTACGGGGGTCGCGGTTCCCATGGGTTGTAAAGGGCTCCATGTCTTAGCGTATATGTGTAATAACTATCCCCATTTTCATCTTGTCCTTCGACTCTATCTATATAGTTACCCCCTCCAAGTTCACCCCTTGGGAGGTTGGTCTTGTCGTAATACTCCATATAAGCATGACCTAAGTGGCCTTGGTCATAACCCTCAGCAAGAGATAATTTGCCGGTTGCGGGATCAAATGTAAAACCTGGAAGGTGGTCTTTCCACCAACTTGTATCTACAGGAGGATCAGCAGGAGGATCAGCAGGAGGATCAGCAGGAGGATTGTCAGGATCAGCAGGTTGCGTCACTGGTCGTCCCGGCTTCCAGACATCTACTTGTTCAATCGCTGTCGGATCAGCTGCAACCGGATAAATGTTTGGCACAGTTGGAGGAACGTACGGGGTTGAGGGTATCCCTGTAAAATTAAAAGGGTCCTGAACATTTTCCGCTGTGGTCTGCGGGGTCGTGGTTATCCCTGTAAAATCAAACGGATCGGCAACAGGCCCACCATTGGCAACACCAAAAGGACCGCTTTGAAGTGGATCTGTTGCCATAATACCGTGCCTAAATGATGTTCTTTTCTTTTAGAATAAAACCTATACCACCACCCGCAATACCTGCCCATATAAGCAGGGGCTGTGAAAAGATAATACCCAAGCCTATTATAGCACCGCCAGCAGCGGCATAGCTTGAAGGTTCTTTCATACGATCCATTATCCACTCAACTATAACCATAACAAAACCTTTTGATTGTTAATAATATTGTCTCGAAGCATGTAAGGAAAAGCTAGACTCGCTGTCTTCCTCGTCACTGTCAAGATGAACAAAACCGCCTTTACGGTATCTGATAAGCGCCATCGACATACTATCACAGAAATCGTCATAGTCGCCATTAGGAAATGCAGCACATTCATCTATCACATCCTCCGCGAAACGCTTCTCCGGGGCCCAAACCTTTCCAGATTCAAACATCGGTGCCACCATATGCATCCGCGTGTGCTTGTCGTTTCCCCTCGAAGGCGTGTAATTCACCACCGGAATCCCCATGCGCCGTAACTCGTCCGTGAGCGGTGTACCCGTAGCCTTGGCCTCAATCAATACCATGTCCGGCTCCCAATACTCATACTCCTCCATCGCCTTGGCCTTCAATTCAGGAAAGTCCCAGCGGCCACGCTTCGCATCCATCAACACAATATTATCCGCACCACCCTCCTCCGGCTGAAACACACCCCACGTCGTAATCGCACTGTAATCCGCCGTCTCCTTCTTACTAAACGCCGTATCGTAACTCTGCATAATGTAACTCACCGGCGGTATCGTCTCATCCTCCCACTTGTTCCACCACTCCTTCTTGATAATCGCCCCCTCTTCCGCCGTAGGATTCTGCTGCCATTGCGCATTCCACTTGCTCAAAGACAACGAAGCCTTGACCCTTAACAACTCATCCTTCTTCCAGAACTCCGGCCAAAGGATGTTGTCACTCGGCAGTATCGCCGGAAACTCTATAATGTCCCACTGGTCAGACATCACGTCCGAAGCCTGTGCCTTGATCAACTTCCCCGTCAAATCCTTCAGCGACCACCGCGTCATTACCACAACAATCGAACCACCAGGCTGCAACCGCTGGCGAGGACCCGACGTATACCACTCATACGCATTCTCCAAAGCCGTCTCCGATAACGCATCCTGCTCCGAATGCGGATCATCAATAATCAATAAATCCGCACCACGGCCAGTAATCGCACCACCCACACCCGCCGCAAAATATTCTCCCCCCTGACCCGTCTCCCAACGGCCAGCAGCCTTGGAATCCGCTCGAAGCTCCACTTCAGGAAAAACCTGCCGGTATATCTCCATCCCCATAAGATTCCTCACCTTACGCCCAAACCGAACAGCTAACTCAGCCGTATGCGTCGTCTGAATAATCTTTAACTCAGGATTCTTCCCTATCAACCACGCCGGTAACAAATAAGAAGCAAACTCACTCTTCGTATGACGAGGCGGCATGTTGACAATGATCCGTGAACCGGGGTTCTTGGACAACTTCTCAAACTTCTCCGCAACCTGCTTGTGATGCGTACCCTCTATAAACCCATCATATACATGCTTCACAAATACCATGAAATCGTCCTTGGCCCGTTGGCGAAGGTCCAAAGTGCTCTTCGCCTCCTCCAAAGCCAAAACCTCACGTACAATGTCATCAGGCGCATTTAACATCTTTAAATCCCATGTGAAGCCATGTAATATAACATATGGCAGATGTCGTGAATATACACGGAGAAGACAAGGGACCCAAGGCTCTTGAATGCCCGTCCTGTGAAGGTATGAGATTTTTCCTCTATCCAGATAACATGGCCCAATGTGTAAATTGCGAAATTGACTACGAAATACGGCTGTTTGGAACCATCTACCTTGTTCCAGAAGATCTCAAATGAAATTATATATGTGAAAAATTGTGGGCCACTTTGTTTCAAAAACAAGGTGGGGGGGTCCGGGAATGATAATTACCAGCAATTATTTGCGTAAAACACTACTATCATCCTCCGTCTGACAGTAGGCCGGCGCGCGCCCGACGTGCCACGGGCAGCAAAAAGGCCGCAGATCAATCGACCTACGGCCTAAGTACCTAAGCCCGATTAGTTATCGGGCGTCACGTAATCCAAGGCGCCTTGCAAGTATTGGTAAATCTCCCTAATCGGCTTTCGTGGCGTGGCATGGTGTCCCGCTGCCTCTTTATAAACTAGGCAATATCCACCATAACAAGCGGCGTGATCTAATTCTAGTTGAGCGCTAGGTCTAAGCTTCGCGTTTAGTGCTGCAAGTAAAGCTTCAAGGTCATCGCGTTTATATCTATTCATTTATCCTCTCCGAATTTTGCAACCATGCCGGCACCTACAGCGGCGGTTAATTGATCTAATTGCTGTTGGTTTAATTCCATAGGTGAGTTAACCGTGGGAAACAACTCGCTTAAATACTTAGCGTTCAAACCGTTCCAATAATCCATCTCATTATCTACGTTTGGATTTTCGGCGCGTAATGCGTCGACCGCGTCATCTAGTGCTTGTTCTGCTCGTTTGCTCATAGTTCTATCTTTCTAAGTTAGTGGGAGCGGCGGTAGCCGCTCCCCTGTTTGGTTTATTTCTCTTTGTTAACAAGGATATAGTTTTTAGTGTGGGATTTAACAGGAACAAGCCTATGAACAAGAAAATTAGTGGCGCTAGCTATTCTTTTAGAATTAGACTTTGCCATTTCTTTCATGATTTCTATTTTCATGGCTTTAATTTGCTTTTCTTGCTCTTTCAAGTCTTGCTGTAATTCTTCAGTTTGTCCCTTAATTTTGTTTTCAATACTTGCTTTATTATTAGAAGCTTTAACAAAATCATTTATTAATCTAGATGTATTCATTTTCTTTCTTTCTAGTTGTTGACAACATACATGTTGTACCATGATCCATGGTATAGCGTCAAACGATTAAATGCATTTAATCAAAAATAATTTTTGGCACAATTTGCTAGGTTTACGGTTCAAGCCACCAAGCTCGAGCCTGGTTTTATTAGTTGTATACGTACTAATACGCATACACCGCCGGCGCCGCCGCCGGCGGTAATTCGTCATATCCCGACCCCGACCCGACCCCGACCCGACCGGCCCAGCTGGGCAAATTTTAACCCGACCCGACCGACCCGAATTGTTTGACACTATCCCGTGAATGGTGGTATTCTGAACCCGTCAACAATTAAAAGGGATTTTATAATGGTTAAGTTTAAAAGGTTGTTCAGTACCGATAGCCCGAAGGCTATTAAGGCCGATAAGTACGGTTGGCTAAATGGCATCAATTACATGGCACCTCATACGACGGGTGGCGTTGGCAATTTATGCCCACATTCAAGCGCGGGTTGTCGTGATCTATGTCTAGGAATGTATAGCGGCAGGGCAGAAATGGTCAAAGATCTTGAAAACGGAATGAACGATACCCGTAGAAGTCGCATCAATAAAGCAAAATACTTTAGATCCGATAGGCAAGCTTTTATGCGTGAAATGTCGCATCATGTTGAATTGCTATCACGCAAGGCAGAACGCGAAAACAAAAGGCTTGCAATTCGTCCTAATGGATCAACAGACATAAGCTTCGAGTATATCAAAGGCCGCGACGGCCAAACATTGCCAGAACAATTTCCAGAAGTTCAATTTGTAGACTATACCAAAAACATGCAAAGAATGCTTAATCCTAATAGGCCAAGCAATTACCATCTAACATTCAGCCGCTCCGAAACTAACGAGCACGAGGCAATCCACGTTTTAGCTAACGGCCACAATGTCGCGGTAGTATTTGGTAAAGGTCAGCCGGCTACGTACTTAGGCCATCGCGTGATTGACGGAACGGAACATGACTTGCGACACTTAGATCCGTCACCCGTTATTGTGGGACTAGATCCCAAAGGCAAGAAAGCCAAAAACGACACAAGCGGTTTTGTGGTGAGGGATTATTGAGATGTATAAAAACGCTTCCAGATTTTCGCATCAATACAAAACAAAATTACCTCAGTATCGGAATGGTCCTAAAACTTTTGGCTTGTGTGGTAAAACAAAAACCAAAGAGAAAGTTAAACTAATGCAAAATTTACACCGAAAACCGTCATGGGAATTGAGAAACATTGTTAAAGCTTTATCCATGCATTCCTGGCTGAATGATTCAGTGCAAGAATTAAGGCTCGAGCAAGCCAAGGAAGAATTGAACCGACGAAACAAGGAAGGGTTTTCTGTTAAGTGACAATTTCGGCGCCGGTTGTTGACACATCGAGTAGGCGCCGCAACCTGGCCCAGTGCCGGCCAGGTTTACCCCGGAGGGTTTTCCTTTCTCCCCTCCGGGGTCTTTCATACCCCCGGACCAGGCCAGCTGCTGGGGCGACCCGATCCCGAACCCGACCCGACCGGCCCGACCCGATCCCGACCGACCCCGATCATGTGGTCCAGCAACCCCGACCAACTGTCCCCCGACCAAAGACAAGGCACAATGGTCCCCGACCCGACCTCCCCAGACCCCGAGCGGCCCGACTTGAGGCCATGTTCCATTAACCCCCGACCATGGACCCCGTCAAACAAATATAGGTTGGAGGATGAGAGGGCCTTAACAAGGTAAAAACTTACGCCGCCTGACTGACAATAGGCGAAATTCCAAGCGACTTGATGGGCTGATACATTTACGCGGTTAGTGTTGGTTGTTTTTAGTTCTATCCAAAATGGTATGCCTTCCGCGCACACATGAACATCTGGAACGCCGCCGCCATAGCGGTTTTCAATTCGTGTGGTGTGCCAACTCTTCGGCATCTTCTCCCTTAGTTTCTTCCAGAAGTTTGCCTCCGGTTTTTGCACCATCTACTACCTCATAATCTGCATCAAAGACGTTTGGGTGTGACTTTCTCAATTCAGTGAGTCGGGTTTCTATTTCTTCGCGGCTCATATTTTCGATAGCGTGGAAGTGATTTGTCTCTCGCCTGTCAGTAGTTAAACCACCCAAAGCAGATCTTGTTTTTTCAGCATTTATGGCGGCAGAGAATTGTCCGGTTTCTTCGGCGCCCAAGGAAAGATCTCTTAGCCGTTTTAGTTGCCCCATAAGGGTGACGCCATATTTTCGTTCTCGTTCCTCCCGCAGTTCCAAAACATACTCCGCAACGTGCGGAAAATATTTGGGGTTCAAAAGTTTATGCGCTTGGATCTTCGCAATTCCATTCTTGTCGGAATATCCGGCCTTCCTCGCGCACTCAGCATTTGAGTGCGTGCCATCAACAAAGTGTCTTGCAAAAGTCTTTTGACGGTTGGTCAGTTTCCTGCCGTAAGAGTCCTCAATTTCTTCTGCTTTGGTATCAATTCGTCTTTTCATCTGGTTGCCCCTATATACAGCGTTTTTCAAAACTAACCCTAGTCTCCCATCATTTCAAGGACGTCCTCGGCTAGTGAAGTGTAACCAAACAGCCTAAAACGTAACGACATGTTACGAGTAGTGTTACGAGTAGTTTTGGTATATTTCAATAACTTAGCTACTGTTTTTCAGTGCTTGTTACACTTTTACACTTTTTTAGGTCCAAAAGTTCATTTTCAAAAACATTTTTTTCATTTCGCCTGTATATATGGAACGGCAAAAGAAAACCCCCTAACCACGATAATGGCTAGGGGGCATCTTCGTTGCGTTGTTCGATATTCTTGTTCGCAAAGATACCAACCACTTTGAGGGAACGAACTGGCAGAATATCTATTTTAGGGGGTTTCCCCTGATGACCACAACGCTAGCCTCACATCAACTCCCTCAAAGTTAACTCTTTTTCATTTCCTTAACCATCGCATCTGGATAATCGGCGCGAAGATCTTGAATGCTGTCGTATGTTTCATGGACCGTGGTAAATGCTTCACCATCGCATTCGGGGCAAATCGAAACTGAGAACAGCGTTTCGCTTCGCTGGTGTTCGATTTTTCCAAAGCCTTCACACTCTTGGCATTGATCTTTGATTTCGTATTCCATGTTACACCTTTAAATTACCTTGTTGACCTTGCTACAGTACTACCATATACTCCCATGGTCAATAACTTTTAAAGGATAATCAAATGCAAAAAGAATACACCCACCACCATGATAAAGCGCACGGATGGCTAGAAGTTCCTGTTTCGGATTGTTTTGAGATAGGGCTGGAGCCGGATGATTTCAGTGCATTTTCCTACAGAGATGGCGACACATTATATCTTGAGGAAGATTGCGACATGCCCAAGTTTATGACCACGTGCATTGTTAAGACTCACGCTTTGCCTGTTATAGGATTTAATCGTGCCAACAACACCACTATCCGCAATATGGAGGGGGTCAAAAATGTCTACTAGAGAAGAATACAGCGTCAAAGCGATTAAAAGCTTTCACGGTCACGACGGTTACGGATGGGAATGCAAACTTTACGATCCGGCAAACAAATTTGTTGCGTTCGTCGTAGAAGATGGGTGGGGAGGGGGTTTACAGTTCCATTGGAACGACGAGGAACTGGCGCGCGTGGAAACGACGTTTACTAATACGATGGGAACCGAGGTCGTCACCAAACAGACACCCGCGCAATCCGCCCTAACGAAATTTTGCATGGAGTCACCTAAATGGAAATGTAACGATGAAATGGTTCACACATCCCCTGATGTTCTTATAAGCGATTTGGTAGAGAATGCGTTGACGATGAAAGACGTCAAGAAGATGCTAAAGAAGGTCGCTATTTTTGATGATGGCAAGGTCTACACCTACAACGTAGCTCCATCGCACTCTAACATTCGCACCGTAATTGCTAAAAAGTATCCGAACGCAATTGTCTTGAACGACGTTTCGATATCAGAGGCAGTTGCAATCTACAAGGGGGCAGGGGCGTAGTTATGAAAACCCATGATCCAATGTATGGCGACAATACGACGTGCGACTTGTGCAAAGATGTATTCGACGCTCGCAACTCGCCACACGAAGTCATAGGTGACAAATGGATATGCGATAGTTGTTGCTGCGCTTATGACGACGAAGAACTGAGAGAGCGGATCGCCTCTAACGATTGACGCGGGAGGGCGGCGGGATTATCGTCGCCCTCTCCCTGTGAGCCGCGCCGATCCTGGCAGCGGCTCGAAAACCTGGCCCCAGCCGCAAGCTGGGGTCTTTTTTGTGCAGACCCGATCCCGACCCGACCCCGATTTAAACCCGATCCCGACCCCGATTTAAACCCGACCCGACCCCGATTAAACATTTGACAGTGTACCATGGTCCATGCTTATACTACCATTATATCGAGGCAATCATGCTGGGATAAAATGAGGAGATGATTACACCATGTCGATATTACCAGAACCTACTTTCGCCATTGAGACAATAACTCCAGCCGAAGCAACTAAATTGCTGGAGCATGTTGTGGAGAACAACCGTCCCATTGTGGATCGCCACGTTCAAAGTCTTGCCCGTGATATGTCAGCGGGAAAATGGACATTAAATGGCGAGACTATCAAGATAAGCCCACAAGGAAATGTCCTTGATGGCCAGCACAGGCTATGGGCTTGTATCACCGCTAACGTATCTTTTACGACTGCCGTTGTTCGAGGAGTCGAAGGCTTAGAAACCATTGACACCAACCGACCGCGATCTCTGGCAAATACCTTACATATGAAGGGCCATGCACGAGCGCCCAAATTATCAGTAGCTTTAAACACCTGTTGGCGATGGGAGAATACCAACTGGCGTTCTTCAGGTGGTACAGGATTAAAGCCTACGGTTGCGGAACTTCTGCGATTTCTCATCGAGAACTTTGACGATGTTAACGCCGCCATGAGACACGGCTTACGGATACAGAAAACGGAAGGCTCGCTGGAACTGGCCGCTGTGGTTTTTTGGCGGTTGGCAAAAGTAATTGACGCACCCGCCACAATCAGCTTGTTTAATGATCTTGCACAAGGACAGTGGAACAGCCTTAACGATCCTTTATTCCGCTACCATGAGATGGCTCTAGGCGCTAGGGCTAAACAGAGGCAACCCCATAAATTGTTGAAGTTGAACTGGTTGGTGCGTGCCTTGGATGCAAGGCTCAATGGAGAGAGCTTTGGCAGCGGTCAATTCCTACGGTGGGATGCCGGTAAGCCTCTGCGCCTGTTCACTGGTGAAGAGGCTACCGATAAAGAAAAACAGGATTTTGAGGGAAGTGTATGACAGGCACAATAATAAATTTTCCAAATCCTGAAGAAATCATTCAAAGAAGTAATTTAAAAGAACAGGAATCTTTTGATAATTCTATAAATTTGATTTGTGATAATATCAAGGATTTCTTAAATCTTTGGATAGAACAAATACAACCAGAGATTTATGAAAATTTACTTTCCCAGGAAGCCCAGGAAGCTTCGGAGGGAACACAAACTGTTAGCTGGTTTTGTGCAAGAATGCAAATCAGTCAAGCATTCTTATCTGTATGCGCGGAAATAGTCGTAGCTCGAGATTCTGAAATTGCGGATCCTGATTTACCTACAATAAAATTTGAAGATAACACTAGTTCTTTCATTGAACTTTTTCATAGTTATTACAAGGACGAGTGTGAGATTTTAGATTAATTAACGGGGGTCACTTAAATGAAAACACCCAACGTCGTTAAGTATTCATTTAGAAAGGAGAAAGACAATGTTCATTGGATCAGAATATATACTTCGCGATCAAGAAAACCAGACGCTGTTGGGTTACCAGACAATTGTAATCAAGGAGCGTGTTTTGTCGCGCACGGAGACACGCTCTAGAGGCGACAGCACCGTCACCTCCTATCACTACACGTTGATGTGTTTGGTAAATGGCGGCGGCGGCTCCTCCGAGATAATGGAGGACCAGCTGCAGGATGAGATAATAAGCGGCTATTACGAATTATCGCCGGTGAATCGGGCCTTTATTGGGAGCAAGGGACATGAAAAATCAAGTCATCTCACTTTATGACTATACGGGCGAAGCACTTCAACCGTGGGCAGAGGCCGGCTATGACTGCTTCGCGTATGACATCCAGCACGTCGCTGAACCAATGGACATAACAGGACTGAAAAATATGAGGAAAGGTCCGGCGACTTTTTATTTTCATGCGGATCTTTACGATCACGAGACGTTGCTGGAAATTTTGGTGCGGCATTCGGGGAAGGTGGCTTTTATGTCAGCCTTCCCGCCTTGCACTGATCTGAGCGCGGCGGGTGCTGTGTGGTGGTCAAAGAAGGCAAAAGAACGCCCTTTCTTCCAAACTGAGGCGGCGAACCATGTGATGAAATGTTCGTTCTTGGGGGCGGCGTTTGGTTGCCCCCACTACATTGAAAACCCTGTGGGCGCCTTGTCCAGATTGTGGAGAAAGCCAGATCATATGTTTAACCCCTATGAGTTTGGGGGTTATTTGCCACGGGATGATCAGCACCCACGCTGGCCAGATATAATACCGCCACGGGATGCATACCGAAAGCGCACTTGTCTTTGGACAGGGAGTGGTTTTACGATGCCAGAGAAAAAGGATGTCCCTTTTATCAACGTGGTATGCAAGCGAAAAGATCCTAAGAAAGGGAGCAACTTATCCCCTATCCAAGCAAAGACAGGTGGGAAATCACTGAAAACCAAGAACATCCGAAGTGCAACGCCGCGAGGTTTTGCGAAGGCGGTATTCTTGGCAAACCAAAGAGAGGAGAAATAGAATGATTGATACAGAAAAAGTTCCATGTCCCGTGTGCTACGGCAACGGGTACGTGCGTGACGAAGAAGGCACTGCTGGTTGTGACGCTTGTGATTGCCAAGGCGAAATCACGGCTGAACAGAAGAATTGTTTTGAGGATCTAATTTTATGAAAAAGAGGAAGAAGAAAATGGGTTGGGAATATTTTGCTATGATTTTTGTGGGTTCTTTAATCGCTGGGTTTTTCCAGTATTTTTGAGGTGATATTATGTTGGAAGCTTACGCCATCTTTTGGATAACTGCTGTTGTAGTGGGGATACTTTTTCTATGAAAAAATGGAGAATGCCTATACGGCTTGCTGATGGTACGCCCGTCATCGCGGTTTTTGGTGACGGGCCTGTGTGGCATGACACTGCGCCCCAGACGCCGGAGGAAGAGGCTTGGCTTGAAGATGCTACAGACGGTTAAAATAGATTATGGAAAATAATTGGTTCAATCCGGTAGAAAATGCCTCCCTGCGAGTGATTAGTTTGGGTGCTGGTGTTCAGTCTTCTGTTATGGCTTTGAAAGCCGAAAAAGGTGAGATTGGGCCTCGCCCTGATTGCGCCGTATTTGCTGACACGGGCTGGGAACCATTGTCCGTGTACCAGCATCTCGAGTGGCTCGAACAGCAACTATCGTTTCCTGTTTATCGCGTCCAGCGTGGGAATATCAAGAACGACCTTGAAACAAACATCAACACGACAGGGCACAGTTTTGCCGCCATACCGTTTTTTATTCTTAACGAAGACGGCAGCAAGGGAATGGCCCGACGACAATGCACAAGTGAATATAAACTCAAACCCATACGCAAAAAGGTTCGTGAGTTAGCCGGCCTTAAACCACGCCAGAGAACGCCTAAAGATTTAATGGTGGAGATGTGGATAGGGATATCCAGGGATGAGATGATGCGGGTTAAGGAAAACGCCGACTCATGGGTCACAAACCGTTGGCCGTTGTTAGAAAAAGAAATGACACGGCGCGATTGCTTGAAGTGGTTTACCGAAAACTATCCAGACAGGGTTCTGGTCAAGAGCGCCTGTGTTGGTTGTCCCTTTCACAATGATAATGAGTGGAGGGATTTAAAACATAATTTTCCAGAAGAGTTTGAGGAAGCTTGCGTTGTGGATGATTTACTTCGAGAAGGTGAAGGAAGATTTCAAGGCGCACGGTTCTTACACGCTAAACGTATTCCGTTGCGTGATGTTGATTTTAGTACTGCGGAGGAACTTGGACAGGGAGAACTGTTTAAGGATCTGATGCAAAATGAGTGTGAAGGAATGTGTGGATTATAAAGGAGAATGAAATGGGATTTTTAACATGGTTATTTGGGTGTGTTGAGGAAGAAAAAGTAGAACCGTTTAATTCAAAGGGTTTGAAGCGTGTTTATAAATGGTGTCGCGCTGGTAAAAAAGGCAAGGTTATTGTTTGTCCTCATTGTGGACACAACGAAACCGCTTACCACTTTGCTTGGGTTGCTTCGGGTTGTTCAAACTGTAAAGCAATGGTTGATAAGTATGACTGGTTCTTGGGACCGGACGATGAATGAGGCAGAAAAGTTTCTTAAAGGCATGGAGTGGATTGGATCTCGGTTACAGGGATCTGAACCTCAACCAGACAGGCTACTTCAGAAAGCGTTCAAATGTACCGAAGCACGGGACAGGGCGCGTGATCCAGAGGTTAAAGCCATTTGGGAAAGCCATGCGGAGGTTCTCCGCGCCCGTCTCAGGAAGGAGTTGAACTGATTTTTAATGACGGTCTACGACGAAACCATAATGGGGGCTGCTGATCTTCGGCGACAGATCAAACTTTCGGGCGGCTTGAAAATGGGTGAAACAAGCTGCACAAAGAACGGCGTCGTAGGGCAATATGCTCACCCCATGGGAACAGTGTGCCCCGTTTGTCGAGGCCTTGGTTATTTGTTCGACAGGAAGAACTGGGCAGTCACAGAGCCTTGCCAAGAATGCGACAGCCAAGGGGTGATGAATGATTAAGTTTGCGATGGTAGTAGTCATTACGATGGCCGTAGTTAGTGGGCGACTTTATGCCGATGACAACGATGGCAGAATATGCCTAGCCGAAGCCGTTTATTACGAGGCCAGGGATCAAGGTTGGCGTGGGATGCTGGCGGTGGGGGTTGTCATCAGAAATAGGGTAAATGACCCCCGATACCCAGATAACATTTGCAGTGTGGTAAAACAGGGCCGATACTGGAGGGGTAACCCTGTTCGCCACAAGTGCCAGTTCAGCTATTGGTGTGATGGCAAGCCAGAGCGCCCAGCTGAAAAGAAACCATGGACCGTGGCCCTCGATATAGCGGGGATGCTTATTTCAAGTAGTGTAAAGATAGAAGGGTTAGAAGACGCAACCCATTATCATGCTACATCAGTCCAACCATCGTGGGCATTGGTATTGAAAAAGAAAAAGCAGATAGGGGAGCATATTTTTTACGCTAACAAAAAGGGTAGTTAGGGATGTCTGCGGTATTTTAAGGCATCCAAATCATACCCCATGGCGTTAAGGAGTTGTTCGACCTTGTAAATAGAGGGCTCTTTAATCTTTTTCTTTTCGTAGTTTTCAATCGTGCTTGAAGAAACCCCGGACATTTCAGCAAGATCTTTACGTGACAGATTATTTTCTTTTCGTATAGCAAAAAGAATTTCCGCCCAATGAACGGGTAAGTCCCAATTAATGGGATATCTTGTTTTCCACTTCAAATTCATCCAGAATTTCTTCAAAGGAACATTCATCGTCATCGTTCATAATACCAAGAGTTGCCGTCATCAACTTGGATATCAAATGCAAGACGGAAAGCATCCCCATTTCCCTCGCACCTGTTTCAAGCGCAACACGAAAAAGAACAACTGTTTTCCCCGCGCCCGTGAGGTCGGAGCAACTGGTTTCCGTAGCCCGAACCTCTTGGTAAAAGTTTTCTAAATTCATGCGTCAGCAATCTGCAAATTAGAATAAAGATGCATCACGTCAGAATCCTTTGGCGTGTTCTCTGAAACATCTACTAAAAAAGCAATCTGCTGCGCGGGGGATCTGTGGTTCTTCTCAGCCATCTCCCAAAGCTTCTCCCATGTCGGGATTGGCACCGCTACACTTTTGTACTTCTTAATATCAGGCATTCGTTATCTCCTTCATGTGTTTTTCCTGTTGTACTAGTTCTTCATAAAAGGGACTCAGATCAGGGTCGCAACGCTCAATAACGGCTTTGATTATTTCTTCATTATCAAAGCCAGAATTTCGCATTCCTTCAATAAACATATCCAAAACGTGCTCTGATTCCTCTTTCCACAACTCGTCTAACATAGCTTGTTTAACGGCTCCCATGATTTTCTCCTTTAATCTATCTCAGCCATTCTTTAAGTTCCTCTCCCATCACCACGCTGGCAATATCCATCTTGTCTCGCAAGGCTTTGACAATCTGTTCGTCAATAGTTCCTTCCGAAATCAAATCTATGTAGTTTACATGCTCTGTCTGGCCAATGCGGTGCGCTCGATCTTCTGACTGCATCCGTATCGCCAGGTCAAAGCTGTTTGCAAAATAAATTACAGTTTGCGCTGCCGTTAAAGTTATTCCATACCCGCCTGTCTGCGGGTTGCCGATAAAGAACTGAGCATCGCCTTCCTGAAAGTTCTCAATGGCCTTGGACCGTGCTTCGTCAGACGTGTCTCCGAAGTAGGTAACCGTGGACCATGAGCCATATTTCTTGGTTAAGGCCTCCGAGATACGTTTTATGTCGTACCGGAATCGGGACCAGATGATAGCTTTGCCTTCGACTTCTTCCAGACAATCCATAAGCTCGTTGAGACGGTTGTCCTTAATCTCCATCACTTGGCCGCTGTCGGACTTTGTATGACCAGAGAGAACTTGCTGCATCCGTAGAAGCTGGGTCATAACATTATTGGCTGTCATAAACTCGTCATCTTCTATGTGCGCCAGAGCGTACTTTTTCAGATCATTATAAATTCTTGCCTGATCGTCCGAGAGAGTAACGCTTCTCTGGGTATAGATTTTGGCGGGAAGATCGAGGCACTCCTCTTTCATTACGCGACTGGAAAAACTTTTAAGAAAACCAGATAGTTCTTCCAGGTTTCTGTACCCGACAATCCGATTAAAGGAATGTGTGCCAACGCTTTGACGCTTCATAACAGCGTAACGATACTGATACTGAAAATAATTATCGCCGCAATCTCCAAGCAAGGTCTTATCAAGAAACCGACACTGCGCCCATAGATCCATAGGCGACTGCGTTACCGGGAAGCCTGTCAAGATGCGCTTGTACTTTGCCAGCTCCGACATTTTGAGAAGGGCTTTTGTCCTCGAGGCTTTGGGCGACTTGATTGCCGTAGACTCGTCAACCGCAAGAAGAGCTTGTGACGCCTTGAGAACCCCGACCAGAAACTTTTGTCCTTTGACCGTGGACAGTGCTTCGATGTTCATCACCAGAATGCGAAAGTTCTCTGCCGGCTGCATAAAACTCAACAAGTTCCGCTTCAAGGCCTGTGGTGGTGTTGGGCGCCAAATTGCCATCAGGCAATCCTCCCGAACCCGATCCGGCATGTGCGCCGGAATCTCAAGGTTAGCCCAATTCCGGTAAACGCCCTTGGGGGCAACAACAATGAACGTGTCGATCTCCCCACGCTCCCGAAGCATGGTGGCGTTGTCTATGCACACTTTAGACTTGCCCGTGCCCATTTCCATAAAGTAGGCCCAGTTCTTTTTGTCCCAAGAAAGCATCAGAACATCGTGTTGATGCTGGTATGGTTTAGTCTTATATTCGTAGTCGACCATGCATGGCAGTATATATCCCATGATTTACTATTGCAATTACAATTTTTATTCATTAGGATCGTGTTGTTAGAACTGAGAAAGAAGAAAGCGATGAACAGTAGAGTATTTGTCACACAAGAGAACACCCGTGCGAACATAACGTCAGCTTCGCAGTGGGGTGATCTCGAAGCCCTTACAAGTCCCTTCGATCAAATTCATATAAACCCGGCGCGAGTGGTTTCGCAAATCAGGCGGAAGCTTCGTGGGTTCAGTGATGACGATTGGTTGTTGGCTATGGGTGATCCAGCGATCATTGGTGTGGCGTTTGCTATTGCTGCGGAAGAAAACCGTGGGCGTGTCAACCTTTTAAAGTGGGACAAGATGGAGAAGTCCTATTATCCCGTGAAAATTGGTCTGCGCGGCAGCGGCATTGAGAACTTGAAACCTGACGAGGAGATACGTTGATGAGTACAGAAGACTTGTGGAGTACGATTACCGCTGATGCGGAAGCGTTTGATGATGTTACAACCGAAACAGGCAAAGAGCTTTCTGGGTTGATCAAAACTGTGGGATCAATTGAGAAGGAGGTCAGGCTTGCGGAGGATGCACTGAAAGACGCAAAGCGAAGGCGGGAGCGTTACTTATATGACCTTATTCCGGCGAAGATGTCTGAAATGGGTCTTGATAAGGTTGAAGTAGAGGGCAACAAGGTAAGCCTGACAACCTTTGTTAGCGGTACAATGCCTAAAGATCCAATGCAACGCGACAATGCACTTCAACACTTACGACAAATAGGGGCGGCTGACTTTATTAAGAATGATGTCAGCGTTCGATTTGGCGTGAGTGAAGATAATCGTGCAAGGGCGATGCAATCGGATCTTGAGAACCAAGGTTTTGAAACCGTGGCAAAAACCTGGGTCGAACCTCAAACACTCAAGAAGCTTATACGCGAGCGGATTGAAAGCAAGCAGGAGATCGACTTGGAAATTTTTAACGCACACATTGGAACAGTAGCTAAGATAAAAGGAGAATGAATCATGGCTAAGAACGGAGCACTACCAGCTGAGTTGGCGGAAGCTTTTGAAGCGGATGTCGGTTATGGCTTTGAAGAAGTAAAATCGTCTGACCTTCAGATACCTTTTGTGAGGATTATTCAGGCATTGTCGCCACAGTTG